TCACGGCTTGTTCTGACCGCGAGAGGCCACGCGGATCCGCGCCACCTCCGCCGTCTTCTTCGCCGCGTTGCGCGAGTAGCGGGCCGTCGTCCGGACATCGGAATGCTGCGCATGGTGCCGGACTGATTCGAGCGGGGCGTCGGCATCGGTGGCCTCGGTGACGCCGCCGGCGCGGCTGTCCCGGTTCCAGACGTTCGCCGGGACACCGACCGCGTCGGCGAGCTTGCGCCAATTCCGCGAGTAGATCAGGGGGCCGATGGGCTCGCCGCTGTTGGTGACGACGAGGGGGCCCTTTCGCTCCTCCGCAGGAACGGCCGCTATCGCCAGCTGCACCAGCGGGTAGAGCGACAGATCGAAGTCGAAGGGGTGATCGGTCTTCGACGTCTCGCCAGCGGCCCGGCCGCCCTGGATGATCTCCCACGTCAGGCCCGGCAGCCAGACCTCCTGCCCGACCTGCACGGCGCCCGGCGGCATCTTGTAGGGGCCGCGGGGCTTCTCCCACGTGCCGATCACGTCCGTCTGGCGCAGGGTGAGCTCGAATTGGAAGGCCTGCCCGATGGCGATGGACCGGAACAGCTTGGTGCCGCGCTTGAGCCCTTCCCGCACGATGGCGTCGGCGTGCTTAAACTCGAGGAATTGCTTGCGGGCCTTGGGCGCCGCGAATTCGATGGTCGACAGGATCTCCAAGGCCTGACTGCAGCCCGGCAGCCGGAGCTCGATGCCGAAGCGCAGGAGCGTGCGCACCATGCTCATCTTGGCCTGCGCCGAGCGCGTGAACGGCTCGCCCTCGTGGCCGGGGGGCGTCAGCCAGTTGGTGTGCCAGCGGCGGAAGTCCGGACCGGTCAGCGTGCCGATGGTGCGCTTGCCGACGGTGCGCACGATGTCCTTGCAGTAGGAGACATAGTTCCTCTGCGTGCCGGGCACGCAGGCATGGAAGGGGGAATCGGGGTGCGACTGGTAGATCCGGGCAAGGCTGCCGATGGTCCCGTCCCAGCGCTCATGCGGTCGGAGGAGAGTGCCATCCGCCCATGCCAGCATGTCGGCCCACAGCCGCACGCATCGCTCGGCATAGAGCGCTTCCTTCGTCGGCGCGTCCATGTCGGTGGGCGGATCGGGCATGAGACGGACGGTCGCCGGCTCGAAGCCGCGCGAGCGGAGATCACGGCGCGCGATCCACCAAGCCTCGCGTCGCCCTTGGCGCGCGATAATGGTCAGGCCCGGGCACGACGACGGCGGCCTCCCCAATTCTCTTCTCCATCATCATACAGGGCAGCCTTGGCAGGCCCCATCGGAGCGAGCCCCGTCTGCCCATCAAACCACTGATCGACCCTGGCTCTCAACCTCTTCCCGAGGATCGGGTGGATAGGCGGGAAGCCTGCTGCCTCAAGGCGAACCGCGGCGAGGCGCCATTCGGTCATGGTCATCTGGCAGCGACGAGCGATCTCATCCTCCCCGATGACATAGTCGGGGATCCCCGCCGCGCCGCGTTCGAGGGTGCGCGACGTCATCCCGCCCCTCCTTTCGAAGCCGCTATGATCTCCTTCACCCGGTCGCGGTCGAGCCACACCACCAGACCGAGCTGAACGGTACCGTCAGGGGTCAGGCGCTGCTCGGTGCCGAACGTGATGAAAGTACCGTCCTTGCTCATGTTGAGCGATTTCGAGCACTGGTCGAGATTCTGAAACTGGACCTTGTCGTCTCCATAGGCGGCGATCAGCGCTGACAGGTTCACGGCTTCGCCTCCCCGATGTTCTCGCGGACATGTTCCTCAACCTCGGTGAGGATCCGCCGCACGTGACGATTCAGCGTCTCGCAGGATGGCCGCCGCGTCTGGTTGGATCCGTCGAAGCAATCGCACCGGCCCTCCGGCGACGTCGCCTGGCACACCCGCAGCTTCACCTTTTCGGCGATGGTGAGATCCCCGATGGTCAGCAAGCCGAAGGCGCGGGGCGGACGGGCGGCGAACCGGCTGGTTCTCTTGGCGAAGCGCGGGATCATGGCGTGCGGCTCCATGCGGCCCAAAAGACGAGGCACCAGCTGCCGATGGCGCCGGCGATCATGATGATGAAGACGGTGAAGGCGCGGCCGGTCATGGATCCTCCACCTGTAGATCCCAAAAGCCTTGGGCGCCGCGCATCGGCCATGGCGGCTCGAATTGCCTGATGTCGGTGAGCGGCCACGCCCAATTCGCGTGGCCGTGACGGTCGGAATCGTTGACCGGGCCGCCGAATTCAGCGGCGACGTCGTGACCGCTCCGCGGGCGGCCGAGAACAGCTGTCCCGAGCACGCACGAAACCGGCAGCATGTCTGGCCGCTGGTGCCACCGTTCCAGTAGAGGCAGCGCTTCCGGTTTGAGGCACGTCGACCAGGCGTTCGCGCTCCGCAGCCTGACGATCAGGTCTTGGATCTCGGCCTTCCGCACGGGCCGCTTGCCGGCATGGATGCCGATCCGCTTGCCCTGCAGCGAGACAGGGGCGATCCAGCCGCGAAACTCGTAGGGCTTAGCGCCGGCCATGATGAGCGTCGCCCATGGCTGCCATATGGTCAGAACCTTCATGGCGTGTGCCTCTTGAAGGTGACGGCGATCACCCACGGGTTGTTCGCCCAGGCGCAGCCGGGCCGCTTGCCGTTGATCTCGTCCCAAAGGTGACGGAACCGCACGAGGGGCGAGGCACCGAGCGGCGGCTTCCCAGCCTGTGTTGCCGGCCCGACCGCGGGGAGATCGATGGTCAGGGCACCCTCATCGATGGCGTCGACCTCGAGCATGTCCTGCAGCCGCTCGACCCGCACAGCGGTCACCTCGAGCGTGATGCGGGAGGCCCAGCGCGGCATGTGGATGGAGGGCTTGGCGGGCCCGAAGCCAGGGACACGCTCGCTCGGCCCCAGCCGCTCATTGTCCGCGCAGTAGGCGACGCGGTTGGGCCCATAGTGCGCGGCCTCTCGCACCCACAGGCGGTCGCCGGGCTGGAACGGCACTGCCGTGCCAAATTCCCCGTCGTCGTCATAGACGCCGAAAATGGGCTCGCCCTCGCATTCGTCGCCATGACGGTCAACGGCGACCGGGCGATAGATCTCCGGTCCGATGAGACGCGAGACGCCCACCGGCGGCTGCGGCTTCAACACCCGCCGCGTCTGCGTCTTACGGCCGTCGAGGATGGCGCGGACCATCGGGCCGGAGAACAGGATCGGCCGCTCACGGAACAGGTTGAGCGGCGCGGTCATGGCTCGCCTCCGAACAGGTCCGGCGGCTCGATGGCGCAGACCGGCACACCGTCCTTGATGTCCGTATAGACGCCATCGAGGTTCGCGATGCTGTGCCCAGCGCCGGCGACAGCTCGCAGCGCGGATTGCGCGAGTTCGACCCGCCGCTCCGCCTCGATCTTTTCGGCCAGCGCCAATGCCAAGGCGAAGCCGGGACCTGTCGGCCCCCTCTTCGCTTGCTCTCGCAGCTCCTGCACGATGTCAGCGGCGCCGTAGAGCCGCCAGACAACGCCTTGCTGCTTCGGCGTGAGCGGAACGATGATGCGTTCGGGCTTGCTCATTGCGTCAGCCTCCCGATCCAATCGCGGCCCAGGTAGCGCTCGACATAGATCAGCGCCTCGTGGCGCCGGCCGATGGCCAGCTCGTCTCGCGCGCGCGTCAGGTCCGGATAACCGCCGGCGCTCGCCGCGGGCTGTGCATTGCCCGCCGGCCGGTTCAGGAGGGCGACGGCGCCGCCCTCCGTCAGGATCCCGCGGTCGATGAGCTCCTGCAGCAGTTGCTCATCGCTGAATTCGTCCAGATCAACCTCGACGGTGGTGTAAACGTCGGCCGAGGTGCTTCGCCGCTTCCAATCGGTCATCCCCGCCCCCTCACGCTGCGGTGAGGTTGGCGGCCGGCCCGTGGGCCGACAGCTGCGCGACGTTGAGCACCAGCGGGGCCAGCCCCTTGGCCTCGACCTCCGGCCAGACGGCCGCCATGGCGGCGCCGTGGCGGGTGGCCATCATGTTCGCCATGGTCTTTGCCTCGTCGGTCGGGGCGACGGCATCGTCCGGCAGGCCTTCGAAGAAGAAGGCGACGGGCAGACCAAGGACGCGCGCGATCTCGACCAGGCGCGAGCACGAGATCCGGTTCGAGCCCTTCTCGTATTTCTGCACCTGCTGGAAGGTGATGCCGAGCGCCTCGCCCAGCTTCTCCTGGCTCATGCCGAGCCGCATGCGTCCGGCGCGGACGCGGGTGCCGACATAGCAGTCCACGGGATGACCGATCTTCATGGGGACGTTCCTTCGATGTCGCGCACGGCCGCGTCCCGCGCGAGGTTGAGTTCGGCCATCAGCTCCTGCGAGCCGCCGCGGTCGGGATGGCGCTTCTTCGCCAGACCCCGGTAGGCATCGTTGACGGTCGCGACCGTGGCCGTGCGAGGCACGCCAAGGATCTCCGACCAGTGTTTCGGGGGAGGCAGGGCGACGAACCCGGCGAAGATCTCGCCCAGGTCGGCAACGCCGAGCCGCTCGATCTTGCGCGACGCCTCGATGTGGGCGGCCAGCGCGGCGATGTTGTCGGCGACGGTGCTATAGGTGTCGCAGGGCAGGCAGTGCGGCTTGCCCTTCACCATGAAATAGAGAGCGACGCCGGGATCCTTCGGCTCCGCCTGGCCGGAGCGCGGCAGGCCGTCGAGCCGCAGTTCGACATTGGTGGACAGCACGATGGACTTGGCGCCGAGCCGATCCAATTCCCGCTGCAGCCGGTCGCGTGCCGCCGCGACCGTTAGCGCCTTCGTCTCGATGTAGCGGCCGTTGTTCACCTTCGTGTTGAAAGTGGCATTCCGCCGATGGGCGGTGCGCGGCCGGTGTTGTGGCCATGCCAGGGGAAAAGCCGAGACGGTCATGCTGCCTCCGTGGGCGCGTGCAGCGATGGTTCCGGAGTTGCCGGGGACGAGGGGGCCACCTGATCCCCGGCGTGCGAGTTGGCTCCGGATTGACGAGCGGAAAGGCGAGGCCGCTCCTCCTCGATCCCCACCGGCGCGGCGGGAGATCCAGCGGCGGCAGGCGTGACCGCCTCCGCAATGAAGAGATCGGCGGCAGCGGCCGTGGCGCGGCGGCGGGCACGGATCCCGGCGGCCCGGTGTCGGGCGTCGTAGCGGTTGTGGCAGCGCTGGCACCAATGGCGCAGGCGCGTCAGGTCGCGAGTTTCGAGATCGTCGTGATCGAGATGCGCGACGGTGAGCACGATCCGGATGATCCGCAGCGGCTCCCGGCGATCGCCGTCGCTGCACCAGCTATAGGTGCCGGGCGCCGGCCACGTCAGGCGCAGGCCGTCGTCTCCGGTCGGATCGGCGGGCAGCCAGCGCCCGTTCGGCAGCCGGCCGCCCAAGGAGCCATTCCGCACGCCGCACGATGGTTCCTCGCACCGATTGCCCGAGCGAGCCCGGATCGCTGGCACGATCACCGTCTTCCAGTCGGCCGGGTATCTTCTCCGGTTCTCGGGGCGGATCGGCATGGTCAGCCGCCCTCCAACCAGCGAAGGTCGCAGTCCTGCCAGCGCAGGAGGTGCACCTTGGCGTGCCCGACAATCCGGTCCCCGGGCTTGGGCACATAGCCGGGCACGTAGTGCGACACGTACTCGGGCCCCATGATGGCGAATTGGACCTGATGCCGTTGCACCCGACGGATCCGCAGCGAGCCGTCGGCGATGTCGCGGCGGAGCGACGGGCAGTGCTCGACGCACCGCGCCGCGCATTCCCGGTGCAGCAGCGGCTCGACCTGCAGGATATCGCCGGCCTTGGCCGCGTTCATCCGGGGCGCCGCATGGGAGAGCGACACCTTGGTGCGATTCCGCAGGCTTCGGCCGCAGAGATCGCAGAGATCGTGGGCGATTGCCTCCCGCTGGCGCTGGGAGTGCGGCGCGCCGAATTTCGGCTTGCCGGATCCCGGCGCGACCGCCTGGCAGATGGCAAGGCGCCCGCCGACATGCGCGCACGGGCCGACATGGAAACGCTCCTCGCCGGTCCATGAGACGGTGAACGGAACAGGCGTCTTGCCGAAGGTCAGCATCATGCTGGCCACCGCTTGATCAGCGCCAAGACCAGAAGGCCCAGCGGCACGACGACGAAGAGGAAGATGAGCACGCGGGCGAAGTCGCGGCCGCGCGGGTTTTCGGGGTCATAGCTCACTCGGCTGCCTCCCGTTCGAAAGCGTCGAGCTGCCGTTGCTGGTGCTTGTTGAGGTAGCGGCGTGCCAGGGCCACCATGTTCGAGGTGTCCGTCTTCACCTCCTCCACGCCGAGGTGCGGATCGTTGACGCCTCGCGCCTCGCTGGCCTTGATGCCCAGCCGAGAGATGATGACGGGATCGGAGCCGTCTTCGCTGACAAGGAAATGCGCCGTCACAGGCCGCGACTGGCCTTCGCGGTCGAGACGCCAGATCAGCTGCTGGTGCACGCCGGGCGACCAGTCCAACTCGCCGATGACGATGTCGCTGAACCGGTGCTGGAGCCCGTCCAGGCCCGCGCCCGACCGCAGGCTGATGATGACGAGGTTGGTATTGCCGCGGATAGCTGCCTGCTTCGCCCGCTCCTTGCCAGCGGCGGATTCGGTGCCCGTGTAGAGCACCGGATTGAAGTCCGAGAGTTCCTTGAGCCAGATGCTATAGACCTCGCGGTGCCAACCAGCGAGAAGCACGGGCTGATCGTTTTCCAGCAAAAGGCGGACATAGCCGGCCACGCTGCGCGCCTTGGAAAGGCCGGTGGCCTGCCGCAGGCGCCAATCAAGTTCGCGCGCTGCCTCACCGCGCTCGGTGAACGAGCCCTCAAGGACCCGCAAGGCCAGCTGGCGGGCCACCGCCTCGACCGCGTCGATGTCAGCCTGATTGTGCTCGACGGTCTGCACGATGCGATTGACCGGCGGCATCTGCTGGCCGACGTCCTCCTTCGTGCGACGGAGATAGACGTGCTGGTCGCGCAGATAGGTGCCGAGCGCCTTTGGATCCTTGAGGTGCTTCCCGTCAGCCAGCCATTCGCGGAAGAAGTCACCCCACGAGCCCAGCACCGCCTCATCGATGTAGCGGAGGATGGTGAATATCTCGGACCCATAGCCGTAGATTGGGCTGCCGGTCAGGCCGAGCCGGATCTGCGCATTCTTCGCGAGCACGAGTCCCGCGACCCCCATGTGGGATTCCGTGCCGGTTCGCAGCTTCTGGATCTCATCGAAGATGACGAGCCGCAGCCGCAGCTTCTCGAACACGTTAGTCCAGCCGGCCAGCTGGCTGTAACGCCAGATGTAAACGTCTGCAGGGGGCAGTTTCTCGCGGTCTGGCCGCGTCCCCTTGACCATGTAGGTTTTGAGAGTGGTGAAGGCTTCCAGCTTCTCGGCCCATTGCCGCTGCAGGTGAGCCTCCACCACGATGGCGGCGGGCAGGACGCCGGGCTGCAGACAGGCAAGCCCGCCCACATAGGTCTTACCAAGCCCGCCGACATCGCCGAGGAGGAGCGCCTGGCGCGCCATGAGCAACTGCACGGCTTGATGCTGATAGGTCCGCGCGACCTGACCTTCGCGCAGCCCGGGCGTCACCGCCGGCGGCTGCCAGTCGGGCAGAAGGATAGCTTCGCGCGCCGCGACGTCGCGCTCGAACAACTCCCGACGCTCACCGAGGTAGGACAGATGTTCCGCGCTGATCCGCATGGCGTAACGCGAGGTGAACCACTCGATGTCGGCGGAGGTGACGGGATCGTTGGGCAGGCGGTAGGGCGGCCGCGCTGTCTTAGGGATCCGCGGAAACAGCTGCTTCAAACGGATGCTCACATGCGGCTCGACATCCTCCATGACCCATTCGCGGTCGGTGAGGCGAAGAGAGCCCACAGGGCGGCCCGGAGCGGTGACGGTCAGAGCCATGCGGCACCAAGCGAGAAGACGGTCAGCGGCTTGCCGCCAATGGTCGCGGGAAGGTCCACAGCGACGTTGGTGATGAGGACGAGCGCCTTGACGTCCGCGTGCTCGGCGTAGCGGGCCAGCTGGCGGCCGATAGCCGCCTTCGCGCCGCCGACCTTCACCTCAACCGCGACCTCGCCGAACGCAAAGAAGTCCGGAATGTCTCGGGCCGACAGTCGGTGCTCACGAAGGAAAGGCACACCTTTTCGCTCGAACACGTCAGCGATGGCAGACTGCGTCGCCTTCTCGGTACCAATGACCACGCGCATGCCGGCCAGGGCGGCGCCGACAGCGTGGTGCGGAGGAAGAGGGACCGTCATGCCGCGTGCTCCGCCTCGGCATGGCGCGCAGCCTCGACCCGGAACACCGCACCGTCGGGCCCATGGGCCTCGAGGTTGTGCGGAACGCGCCTCACCTCGGCCTCGGCCTCGGCCCGGGTGTAGAGCCCGGCCGTGGATCGATCGGTGGTGTAGCCGGCGCAGCCGGTCCGGTACCAGGCATCGTTCTTGCGCGACCAGATCCGCCACACGGCGGTGCCCTCGCAGATCAGCCGGTGCAGGATCTCGGCGCGGCGATAGCGATGGTTCGCCACCGCCTTGCGGTGCTCGGCTTCAAGCCGCTCGCGGGCAAGGCGGGCGTTCCGCTTCTCGCGGGGATCCGCCGGCGCCTTCGCATAGAGCTGGAAACAGCCGGGGTAGTGCAGATCACTGCCGGCGACCATGAACCAGACGTTGTTGATGCGGTAGAAGGCTTGGCCGCGGATCCACCGGCCGGAGCGGTCGCGCATCCAGACCGTCTGGCCATGCTCGAGGAGCGCGCCGTCGGCACTCGTCCGGTTCCGATCATCGGTGCAGACCGGGCGGCCAATGGCCTTATCCTTGTGCCAGCTCGTCCGATACTCCCTCGCGATGGTGTCCATCGGGGGCAGCGGTTTCCGCGGCGGCTCGGCACCGGTCACCGGCGCGATGGTGCGGAGCCAGGCGGCGATGTGCCGCCGCTCCAAGAGGAAGCGGAGCCGATCGAGATAGGTCATGCGCTGCAGCTTGTCGAAGTCGTAGCGGTGGCCGTTGGAGTGAACCAGCGGCCATGTCTCCGCCCACACCTCCACAGTGATGGAGCGCCCGGCGAGCTGGATCGAGCACCGAAGGTCGCCCTTTCGGCCGAGCCGATGGTTCGGCGACAGGCAGGCATAGTGCCGCCGCGTGTGGGGATCCTGCCCGATGGTCCAGCCGCGCGCCCGCATCAAGCGGATCAGGCCGCCATAAACCTCATCGCGGAACGACGGATCGTGCGCGCTGGCCTGCCAGATCCCGATGTGGGTGTCGTGCATCCGCAGTTCGATGGGCGCCCGCATCAGATCATCCCCAGCGCTTGTTGGTAGAGCTCGACCAGGGCCTCGAATTGCTCCCGCGTGTCGCGGTCGACCTTGCGCAGGGCGAGAAGTTTGCGGAGCACCTTCACGTCGAAGCCGTTAGCCTTGGCCTCGCCGAAGATCTCCTTGATGTCGGTGATGACCGCCTTGCGCTCGTCATCGAGACGCTCGATGCGCTCGATGATCGCTTTCAGCTGGCCGGAGGCGATCTCTTCGTAGCGCCTCTTGCCGATCTCGACCTCGGTGAAGGCCTCGACCTGCCGCGGATCGTGGATGCGGACCACAACGGACACCGCGGGATCCGCCGGCGAGCCGCCGGTGATCTTCTTCTTCGCGGCCCGGCTCATGGCTGACCCTGCGTAACAGTGGCCACATCGGCGAACCACGTCGGCGCGAAACAGGACATGACGCTGCCTGCAACCGCGCTCATATCTTTGCGGGTTGTGCGGGCCCGGCTCACGCGTCGACCCCTGCAGGCTGGATCCCGTAGAACCGGGCGATGGCACGCAGCAGGCGGCGGCCCTTCTCCGTCGTGGTGACGACGGTGATGATGGCGGCGTTGTCACCGGCCGCGGTGATGCAGGCGGAGTCCTCCCCCAGGGGGATGATGTCGGACAGCCCGTCGCTGCGCTCACGCGGGCGCCGCGGCTCCGTCCCCAGCGCAGCAACCAGAGTATTTAGACGTGCGGATTTCGTTGAATGCGTCCCGATCATAAATCACCGGTGGTTTCTGTTTGTTTCAGAACGAGACGTTCAGCGTCATCGATCGCGGCCTCGATGGTCTTGCGATCGAAGCCGCGCGCCATCAGCAGGGCGGCTGTCCGCCGTGCCCTGACGTCATCTGGCGTCAGCACGAGAGCGAAGGCCGCAGCGAACGGTGAAAGCGGCGCTTGATCAGCCGCAATTCTCGGAAGATCCGACATGGCGTCACCGCAGGAGAGTGACGCAGGTTGCGGTGCTGGCATGCCGTTCGCAGGTGGCCCGCGCATCGCCGGCGAACCAGACAAGCGCGGCAAGCCAGGCGGCGGAGGAGAACAGAATGGCGGCAAAGACAGTCGTTCGAGGCATCGGCGCATCCCCCATGGACGAAGGGGAGAGTGCACTCTAACGTGTGTTGCGTCAACTACTGTGTGCGTATATTGGGTTGATGCAAGCGTAGGGCGGGCGACACCCCGAGGGGGCGCGCCTTCTCAAGTGCGTGAAAAGGGAGTTGCGATGATGGGAGACGGCGGAAGACAAGTGCACCAGGCACCGCCAGCGACAACGCTGCAGGCGGAAGCCGACCGGTTCCGGCGCGACGTCGGACGGCTGACCGGCGAGCAGATCCGCGACCTTGCCCGCCGGGTGCGCGCCAATCCTGACGAACTCAGCCCGGCGGCTGCATCGACTTCATGACCGCGGCTAGGCCGGCCCGCTGTTCGGGGGTCAGCTTCGCATACTCGCGCAGCAGCTCGGTGTGGGCCGAGAAATCCTCGTCCCCGCCGTAGATCATCCACATCGGATTCGCGCCGAGCACGTCACACAGCTGGATGAAGGCCTCGAGCCCAGGCTCCTTCCCCTCGGTGAGCAGCGACCGGACATAATTGCGGCTACGTCCCGCTGCTAGCGAGATGTCCTGCATGCTCCGGCCGCTCTCTTCGATTTTCGCGCGCAGACGATCGCGCCACGTCAGCTGTGACATGCGGAGCACAATAAAACGTGCACAACCCTCTGTCACCTCGCAAATCCACGCACCGTTGACGCGCACACTACGGTGTGTTTCTCATCGTGTGCATGGATGCCGCGAACGACACCAGATCCCGACTGCTAGCCAAGATCGAAGCCTTCCTCGCCAGAACGGGGATGGGCGCGTCCCACCTCGGCCAGCGGGCGGAGGCGGGTTCTGACCTCGTCAAGAAGCTGCGGGCAGGGGGCGACTGCACCACCCGCACCGCCGACAAGGTCAATGCCTTCATCGACGCCTGGCCGAACGTCCCGCCCTACAAGCGCCGTGTCGCCTCCGAGCGCCGCAGATCGCAGTCCAACGCCGCACGACCATAGCAGGGCGGCCAGAAGGCCGCAGGGGAGGGGATGATGCGCGCACAGGCTGAACGCGCCGACAGCCGGTCCGTGACAATCACAATGCCCGAGACGGTTTACACCCGGCTCGTAGAGCAGGCCCGAAAGTTCGGGCGGACGCCGGCGGCACGGGCCACCGAGCTGTTCATGGCTGCCTATGCCGCCCATCATGGCCCCACCGGCATGAAGGAGATGGACGAGGCCGTCGAGCGGCTGAACGCCGCGTCGAAGGCCAGCACGGGCCGCCCCGCCGTGGTCGCCGCGGAAATCCCGTTGCCACCGGTCCCGCTGTTGCCGGCCAGTCCACCACCAGATCCCCGGGCGGAACCGCGAGGGGAGCCGCCGCCGAGCCCGCCACCCCGTCCGCCAACGCAGTTCGAGGCCGCAGTCGCAGCCCTGACCCCTCGTGCTCTCGCCCTTCGGAAGCGTTATGGGCTGACGCCGTCGGAAGCCTGCCTTCTCGACGCGATGGTCGGCGGCCGTTGCCTGTCCCCCTTCGTGGTCCATGTGGACCTGCCCGCGGCTCTCCGCCCCAGCACCGAGGCGGCGTTCCGCGTCGCGATGGCGCGGCTGCGCAAGAAGGTGCCGCTGTCCTTTGACGAGCTGCAGAACGTCCCCAACGTCGGCTATCGCCTGTCGCCGCCGACCCGCGACCGCTTCATTGCCGAAACCGCCCCCGCGGATGCGGCGCCATGACCGGCTTCTTCTTCGATCCCCTGCCCAGGCGCCACTACCGCGTCGTGATGATCGATCCGCCCTGGAAGTGGAGCGGCGGCACCAAGAACCGCCCCCAGCATTACCAGCGGATGACCCTCGATGAGGTGAAGGCCTTGCCGGTGCGGGATCTGCTGCATCCCGATGGTGGCCGCGTCTTCCTGTGGCTCACCGGTCCGCTGCTGATCCGCTCGGCCGAGATCTCCAAGGCGTGGCGTCTCCGCTACTCGACCGTGATCGCGTGGTCGAAGGTCTGGCCGAAGGATGCCGGGAGCCTCTGGCTCTACCGGGACTCGCTCGCTCGAGGGAACGGGTTGGAGGCCGTCGGGAACACCGAATACCTCCTGATCCTGAAATCCGGCCGGCCGCAGTCGCTGAACCGCAAGCCGTTCCCGAACCCGGTCATCACCGTCCGGCGGCAGCATTCCCGCAAGCCGGATGAGATCTACGCCGACATCGAGGAGCGCCTGGAAGGCCCTCGCGTCGACGTCTTCTCGCGGGAGCGGCGCCCCGGCTGGGACAATTGGGGCAACGAGGCCCGCAAGTTCAATGAACCGGCGGAGGCAGCGGCATGACCCCGCGCGTCACCGACCATGCGGTGCTGCAGTTCCTCGCCCGTGTGCACGGGTTCGACGTCGATGGTTGCCGCCAGCGGATCGAGGAGATCTGCGCCAAGGCGGTGAGGGCAGGTGCCTCCGGCGTCACGCATGAGGGGCACCACTTCGTCATCAAGGGCGACGCCGTCATCACGGTGCTGCCGCGCGGCGCCCGCCCCGAGCACGGCGACCGCGCCCTCATCCGCAGGCCGGAACGCCCGCGGCCGATCTCCCAGCTCCTCGCCGATGAAATGGATTGAGCCCATGGCCGCATGGAAGCCCGATGTCTGCCTCTATCACTTCCCCTGCGACGATGGTTTCGCCGCGGCGTGGGTGGTCCGCCAGCGCTGGCCGGACTGCCGCCTTGAGCCGACCAACTACGGGCTGCCGCTGCCCGACGGGCTCGCCGGCAAGAATGTCCTGATGGTCGACTTCTCACTGAAACGGGACGCCATGCTCGAATTGGCGCGCTACGCCCGGTCCGTCGTCGTGCTCGACCATCACGCGTCCGCCCAGGATGAGCTGCGCGACTTCACCGTGGGCTGGACCCCGATCCATCCCGACGCGCCGGAATTCACCGGCTGGCAGGTCATGCTGGATGATCCGCGCACGGATCCGACGCATCGCGTCCTTGCGCACTTCGATATGAGCCAGTCCGGCGCCCAGCTGGCGTGGGGCTTCATCCGGCCATTTCTGCCGCCCCCGCTCATCGTCAACTTCGTCGCCGACCGGGATCTGTGGCGCTTCGCCATCCCTAACTCGCGCAAGTTCTCCCTCTTCCTGCGCTCGCACCCCTACGACTTCGACGTCTGGACGGACATCGCCGACCGGCTGAACGCCGATCTCACCGGCGATGGTGTGCTTGCCGAGGCCGCGGCGATCGAGCGCTACCATGATGCCCGCATCGCCGAGCTGGTGCCGACGGCCACGCTGCAGCGCATCGGCGAATGGGCTGGCGTGCCCGTGGCGCATGCGCCCTACACCTTCGCCAGCGATCTCGGGCACGCGCTCCTCAAGGCCCATCCTGACGCGCCGTTCGCGGCCGTGGTGGTCGATGCCTATGGAGCCCGCACCTTCTCGCTGCGCTCCGAGAACAGCCGCGAGGACGTCAGCAAGGTTGCCCGTGCCTTCGGCGGCGGTGGCCACCGCAACGCCGCGGGCTTCCGCGTCCCGGTGGTGTGAGGCGCGCATGTCGATGATCGCGACAGCGGTGAAACACATGCTGGCGGCCGGGATGCCGGCCGAGGCCATCGTGGCTGCCGTCGCCGAAATGGAGGCGGCGCTGGCGACCGGCCGCTCGAAGCATGCCGAGGCGCAGGCCCGCTACCGGGAGCGCAAGGCATCACAGGTGATCACGCGTGATCACGCTGATCACAATGATCCCGGTGATCAGCCCCCCCACCCCCCGGAGACAAGGGTTTCCCCCGTACCCCCTTCCCAAACTCACACCCCCCGTTCGGGCCCTAAAGGGCCCTCACTGCCCCCCAGCGAGCGCGTGCTTGATGGCGCGCGCGAGGTCGCCGTTCGCAAGGCGATCGTCGCGGCCTTCGACGCCGTCGGGAAGTTGCCGCCGTCGATGCACCTCGTCGCCGCCTGGCTGGCCCGCGGCTACTCGCCGGAGCTGATCGAGGACGTCGTCTGCACCGGGATCCGCAACGGGCGGGCCGACAACCTCGCCTATTTCGAGAAGGTTCTGCCGGATGCCTTTGCCCAGGTCACGGCAAGACCAAGACCACCTCCCGATCCTTCGGAGCCCGCCACTGTCACCGTCCTGAACACGAGAAAACGCCATGACCAGCAACCTTCCATCATCGACATCGGCCGCCACATCGCTGACAACCCACCACCGGGCTACACCTGACCCCCGAGCCCTTGCGGTGTTGATCGCCGAGGCCGATCGCCCGCTCTCCGGGCCGCTCTCGCATCTGCCCGGCATCGAGACGTGCCGACGGCTGATCGAGGCGGTGCAGGACACGCTCGCCGGCCAGACGCCCTGGCACGATGGTGCCGCGATGGCGACCCGGATCATGGCATGCACCAAGGCTCGCCCGACCGAAGCCGCAGACACCGGCCTGATCGTCGCGGAGATCGCCAAGGCCCTGTGCAGCTATCCGCCCGCGGTCGCCAGCCATGCGACCGAGCACATCATCGCTACCTTCCCCTTCCGGCCGACGCCGGCGGAGATCCACACCGCCGCCAAGGCCCGCGCGCAGGATCTCCGGATCGCCGCGGCCGTCGCCGAGCGCGTCATCAAGGCCCGCGAGCACCGCAGCGAGCAGCGGCGCCTCGCCCAGGCGGAGGCCGAGGAGGATGCCCGCGCCATCGCCGAGGGCAGGGAGACAGCGGCCCAGCGCCGCGCCCGCGTCGCCGCCGAGGCCCGCGGCGTAATAGACAAGATCCGCGCCGCCCCCGACAACCACCATCAGGCCTGACGGGCGATGGTCCCATGGGAAAGGCGACCATCCCGCCACCGCCGCCGGATCCACTGCTGTGGAAGACGCGGATCCGCGATCTTGAGCGCGAGCTGGATCTGCCGACGGTCCCCGGCATCGAGGATCTCGATGATGATGGGGCATTCGCGCTGCCGCCGCGGCGACCGCCGGATGAGGACCGCGTCCTTGTCGACGTCTTCACCGTGGGCGCCGTTGTCGGCGCCGCTGGCATCGCCGCTGCCGCCTGGTGGCTGGTCGACACGTTCTTTCCGCTGGCACCGGGCGCCTTCCTCGGCGGTGCCGGCTTCTGACCGGATCAATCCATGGCTCGCCTGATCTCAAGAGACGTTCCGCCGCCGCGGCGAACCGCCCATGACATTCAAGGGCAGCCGCTGATTATGGATCAGCGCGTCTATGCGTTCAGTGGTGTCCGCGTCGATGCCGCACCAGAACCCCGCCAAGGCAATCTCTTCGCATCCGTGAGCCCCGCGGGTGAGAGTGCGCCGCCGCCAGCCGTGGTCGATCTCGACGCCGGCGAGTATAAGGACATCACCGATGGTCGCAGCGCCGGCGATCCCCCCGGAGGGACGTGATGCCGAAGCGCAGGACGCCGACGCCGCCACCGCAGCTGCTTGACGATAACTCCGCGGTCGAAGGCCTGACCTATCGCGAGGAGCTGTTCGCCCACCTCTACGTGGAGACGGCCAACGCGTCCGAGGCCTACCGCCGCGCCGGTGGCATGGCGAAGCGCCCCGATCAGGCCGCCTCGCAGATGATGGCCAAGCCCCATGTCGCCAAGCGGATCTCCGAGCTTCGCACCCGCCGGCTCGCCGCCATCGAGTTCAATGCCACGGAGGTGCTGTCCCGCCTCATCGCCCAGGTGCGTGCCGATCTCTCCGATATCTTCGATGGTCACGGTGCCGTGAAACCGATCCACGAATGGCCCGACGTCTGGCGCACTGGCCTCATCGCCGGAATCGAGGTGGTCGAAGAGTTCGATGACAGCGGCGATGAGCGCGTCCACATCGGCTACATCAAGAAGGTGAAGGTCGCCGACCGGGTGAAGATCCTCGAGCTCGCCGGCCGGCACGTCGACATCAACGCGTGGAAGGCCACGCTGCGAGATCTCGACGTCTCCGACACCCTGCGGGCTATGCTGGAACACTTCTCCCGCGACACGTGGGTGAACGCCCCGACCGGAGAGACGGGCGCGCCGAAGGCCCCGAGCGCCGCGGCGCCGGCATCACCGTCGCCGGCCCCCGGAATGTCCATCCTCGACGGACGCTGACCGGGGAGGGCATGCCATGAGCGATCCCTTCGCCACGCTGTTTCCCTCCATCGAGGCGATCTCGCCGGCGGATCTCGTCGCGGCAATGCAGAACCGATGGTGGAGGCTCACCAACCTCTACTGGATCCAGAACAAGGATGGCGTCGCGGTCCGCTTCAACCCCAACGAGGCGCAGCGCAAGTTCCTGTTGGAAATGTGGTACCGCAACGTGGTGCCGAAGGCCCGTCAACGCGGGTTCTCGACCCTCATCCAGATCCTGATGCTCGATACCTGCCTGTTCAAGCCGGGCACGATGTCGGCCGTCATCGCCCAGGACGAGGACACCGCGAAGCAGATCCGGAACACCAAGATCAAGTTCGCATGGGAGCGGCTGCCGGCCTTCGTGAAGGAAATGGTCCCGCTCACCACCGACAACATCACCGAGCTGGTGTGGGCGAACGGTTCCACCATGCTCCTCGCCACGTCCGTCCGCGGCGGCACCGTCCACTTCCTCCATATCTCCGAGCTCGGCAAGATCGTGCAGGCCTCGCCCCTCAAGGTGGAGGAGATCCAGCAGGGCTCCATCCCCGCGGTGCCGCCAACCGGCATCCTCGTGATCGAGAGCACGGTCGAAGGGCCGCACGGCCTGTTCGCCGACTTCTGCCGCACCGCCCAGGCGAACGCTGACGCCAAGCGCGAGCTGACCCCGCTCGACTTCAAGCTGCACTTCGCCTCGTGGTGGGACGCCCCGGAATATCGGCTCGACCCGCGCCTGCAGGTGATCTCTCCGCAGATGAACGCCTATTTCGAGCGCGTCGAGGCGAAGATCGGCCGGCCGATCGATCCGTGGTCGCGCGCCTGGTACGCCAAGACGCTCGAATCCACCTTCTCCGGTGGCCAGGACAAGATGAAGCGGCAGTACCCCTCGTTCCTCGAAGAGGCGTTCGAGGTGTCGGCCGATGGTCTGTGGTTGTCCGAACCCATGGCGCGGGCACGCCGTGACGGCCGCATCGGGAAGGTGCCGCTCCTGCCCGGCTATCCGGTCAACACCTTTTGGGACATCGGCACCGACGATGCGACGTCCATCTGGCTGCATCAGCGCGTCAACATGATGGACAACTTCGTCGGCTACATCGAGGGCAGCGGCGAGCCGCCCAGCTACTATGTGCGCGGGCTGGAAGACATCAGGGCCCAGCGGCATTTCGTATGGGGCAAGCACTTCCTGCCGCACGATGGTTCTGCCCGCCGCATCAATGCCGAGGTGCTGAAAACCTACGCCGACATGATCCGCGATCTCGGTTTCAGCAATGTCGAGATCGTGCCGCGCACCACCGATCTCAACGCCGCCATCGATGGCATGCGCGAGGAGTTCACCCGGTACCAGTTCGATGAAGAGGCCTGCGCGGAGGGCATCAAGCACCTCGACGGCTTCTCGAAGGCCTGGAATGCGACGCAAGGCGTCTGGACCGGCGGCATCATGAAGAACGGCCACCAGCATGCCGCCGACGCCCTGCGCCAGAAGAGCCAGGCGGAGCAGGCCGGGCTCATCAACACCGGACCGTCGGCACCGAGGCCGCGGCGACGTGCCTCGGCGATGGCCGCCTGACGCACACGATCGGGGGCAACTCGGCCGCGGCCAATTGTCGTAACAGGGGAAATCGCCTAGCCAAGGCTATTCGGAGCACTCATCAGAGGGCGTGCCTTGGCCGAGGTTGATATCTCCCGGTGGCACTTCCGCCGCCCGCACGGCATGTTCATGGCCATCGGGACGTGGTGCCAGCACGGTATCGGCGAGTGGCGCCGCTGCCTCGTCATCATGCGGCGCGGATCCTTCGGCAGCGACGATCTGCGGATCTTCGTCGTGCATGATGACGTCGACCTGCCGACCTATGCCGTGGATCTCGCCGGCATGGGCGACAAGCAGCTGGCATGGACGCTTGCCGGCAAGGCCTGTGAGCAGCTCGACATCGAGGACAACGCCGCCAACCGCGTCGCGATCCTCACCATCATCAACGACAATATGTACGAGCTCGTGATGATGCCCCCCGCGCCGAAGCGCGACCAAGTCGTGTTCGGGGACGTCGTCATGAAGGAGAGGGAGTCGGGCCGCATCATCGAAAGAGAGATGCGAACCGATGTTTGACCTTCAGGCAACGGACGGAAGCGTTCGCCGCAAAGAATACGTCTCTCCGATCGCCCCAGGCGGCGAGGCCATCAAGGATCCGCCCGCCTCGCTCCTCGATGGTGATGCCGCGATCGAGCTGCACGGCCGCCTTCTCGACCACTATCTGCGCGAGATCGACCGCCAGGCGGAGAACCGCCGCGAAATGGCGACGGACGAGGATTTCTACGACAACGAGCAGTGGAGCGACGACGACAAGGCGATCCTCGAAGCCCGCGGCCAGAAGGCCCTCGTCTATAACGTCACCGCGACCACGATCGATTGGGTGCTCGGCACCGAGCGGCGCGCCCGCTCCGACTTCAAGGTGCTGCCGCGCCGCAAGAAGGACGCCAAGCCCGCCGAGCGGAAAAGCGAGCTTCTGAAATACCTCTCGGACTGCAACGACAGCCCGTTCCATTGGTCCCGCGCCTTCGCCGATGCGGTCAAGGTCGGCTGCGGCTGGATCGAGGACGCCATCCAAGACGGCACCGAGAACGAGCCCATCGTCACCCGCTACTGCAACTGGCGCGAGATGCTCGGCGACAGTTCGGCGAGCGAAATGGACTACAGCGATGGCCGCTACATTTTCCGGTCCAAATGGGTGGACGTCGATGTGGCCTGCGCGATCTTCAAGAACCGCAAGGAGATCATCGAGTCGTCCGTCGATAACGTCGACCAGTTCGTGGAGCTAAGCCTCTACGGCGATGGTCCGATGGATCAGAAGGAGATGGATCTCGACCGCGTCACCACCGGGCGCCGGAGCGACAACGCCATCGGCGGCTATCACCGCCGCCGCGTCCGGCTCATCGAGTGCTGGTACCGCGCCCCGGCCGAGGTGCCGAAGATCTCCAAGGGCATGTTCGCCGGCGAGATCTACGACCCGCGCTCCCCTGGCCATCAGGAAGAGATTGCCGCCGGGGAAAGCGAGGTGGTGACCCGCACCACGATGCGCATGAATTGCGCGATCTTCACGACCTTCGGCATGCTGTGGATGGGCCCGAGCCCGTACCGGCACAATCGGTTCCCCTTCACCCCGGTGTGGGGCTTCCGCCGCGGCCGCAACGGGCTGCCCTACGGCATGATCCGCCGGATCCGCGACATTCAGGAGGACATCAACAAGCGCGCCTCTAAGGCGCTGCATATCCTCTCGACCAACAAGGTCATCATGGACGAGGGCGCCGTCGATGACATCGCCGCGTTCGAGGAAGAGATCGCCCGCCCCGATGCCGTCATCGTCAAGAAGGCGGGCAAGAACATCGACATCAACGCCGATCGCGACCTGTCGCAGTGGCACCTCGAGCTGATGAGCCGCTCGATCGCGATGGTTCAGCAGTCGTCCGGCGTGACCGACGAGCTGATGGGGCGCGGCACCAATGCCACGTCCGGCATTGCCATCCAGAGCCGGCAGGATCAGGGCCAGATGGCCACCTCCGGCCTGTTCGACAATCTGCGCTACGCCAAGCAGAAATCCGGCGAGAAGCAGTGCAGCCTCCTCGAACAGTTCATGACGGAGCGCAAGGCGTTCCGGATCACGGACAAGCGCGGCAACCCGCAATACATCGAGGTCAATGACGAGCTGCCGGAAAACGACATCACCCGTTCGAAGGCCGACTTCACCATCACCGAGGCCGACTGGCGCGCCACGATCCGCCAGGCGCAGGCTGACGAGCTGTTCTCGCTCCTCGCCAAGCTGGCGCCCGGCGCGCCGCAGCTGGTGATGGTGGTGCTCGATCTCCTCATCGAGAGCATGGACATTCCGAACCGCGAGGAGATCGTGAAGCGGATCCGGCAGGCCACCGGCATGTCGGACCCCGATCAGGAAGAGCCGACGCCCGACGAAATGGCCCGCAAGCAGCTGCAGATGCAGCAGCAGCAGTTCACGATCCAGATGGCCCTCTCCGAGCTGAAGAAGAAGGAGGCCGAGATCCGGAAGCTCATCGCACAAGCGGCCGAGATCGAGGCCAAGGCCACCAACACCAAGGTGCAGAGCCAGCGCGTCGCCATGGATGCCGCCGGCGCCGCCGTGGCCCAGCCCGGCATCACACATGTCGCCGACCACATTCTCGGCGAGAGCGGGTTCAAGTCCGTCACCGACCAGAAGAACGAAGCGCAGGAGGCGATGGCCATGGCCCAAGCCGCCCAAGCGCAAGCAGCGCCGCAACCCCAACCACCGCAGGGAGCCGTGAATGTCTAAGTTCACCAAGGACGAGATCGACCAGCTGACCGACGAGGAGCGCGAGGGCCTCGCCGAGCTGGAGGCCGAGGAGCGCGCCGAGAACGGCGAGGATGATGCCGAGGCCGACGCCGAAGGCGGCGGCGATGCCGATGCCGGCGCGGGATCCGACGCTGCAGCTGCCGAGGCCGCCGCGGCGAAGCCCGCCGCTGGCGACCCGCCGCCGGCGGAGCAGTCCAAGGACACCGCGGCTCCGCCGGCGGCCGCGCCGTTCCCGATCTATGAGATGCCCGCCGATTATGAGCGGCGGATCTCCACGCTCGAACAGCAGCGCACCGAGCTTGCCCGGCAGTTCGATGATGGCGATCTCACCGGCGCCGAGTTCCAGTCCAAGCTGTCGGCGCTGAATCGCGAGGAGACCGATCTGCGCGAGGCCAAGCTGCGCGCCGAGATCTCCTACGACACGCAGCTCGAAGGCTGGAAGCAGACGGCCACCGCCTTCATCCAAGCCAATCCGCAGTACGAGCCTGGCTCGCTCCTCTTCAAGATGCTGGATGAGGCGGTGCGCGGCCTGCAGAACAACTCCGAGCGGCCGTTCGACCCCGCCATCCTTCACCAGGCGCACCAGCAGGTGCAGGCCGAGCTAACCCGGTTCACCGGAGCGCCCCAGCAGGCCGCGGGTGCCCAGCCCGCGAAGGGCGCCCCGGCCGGCAAGACGCTTCCGCCGCCGCCGGCCATTCCTCCCTCGCTGGCCACGATCCCGGCCGCGGCGCTGGAAGACACCGGCCAGGGCAGCGAGTTCGCCCACCTCGACCGTCTCCTGCAGACGGATCCGCTGAAATACGAGCAGGCGCTGGCCAAGCTCACCGACGAGCAGCGCGAGCGCTACGAGCAGGGCGCGTAGGGCGCAGGGGAGGGGGCTGGTGCTGATACTGACATTGGAGCCCAACGAAGGTGTCCGGATCGGCGATGGTCCGGACACCGGCGCCGCCATCAAGGTGCTGGATCGGTCCGGCCGCAAGGTCCGGCTCGCCATCCTGACCCGGCTGCGCGTCGAGCGGGATTTCTTCGGGATCCACCCGCCCGCCTTCGCGCCCGGTCTATCCGGCGTTCGCCCGCGCCTCGGTGCGGATAACGACGCCCTCAATTGCGCGGCCGGCTGATTGCAGCTAAAAAGGCCAAGCGAACACAGAGCGTAGGACGCGCTCCTGACAACAGGAGCCGCGTCCATGGCTGGACCCACGAATATCCCTGTCGGTGACCCGAAGGCCGCCAAGCGGTGGTCTGGTACCCTTTTCCTCGAAGTCCTCCGCAAAGCGTACTTTGAACGCAAGTTCATCGGCGAGAGCCAGAACAGCCTCGTGCAGAAGCTGACCGATCTGGAATCGGCGGCCGGCGACACGATCTCGTTCGACGTCTCGGTGCAGCTGCGCGGCACGCCGACCTATGGCGATGATCGCGTCGAGGGCAAGGCGGAGAACCTGCGCTTCTTCACCGACACGATCAGCATCGACCAGATGCGCAAGACCGTGTCGTCTGGCGGTCGCATGACCCGCAAGCGCACGACCCACAATCTGCGCTCGATCGCCAAGGATCGCCTCTCCGACTATTGGGCGAAGTACCACGACGAGGCGATGTTCATCTACCTCTCGGGTGCCCGCGGCATCAACGAGGACTATTTCGAGCCGGCGTCGTGGGTTGGCTATGCCAACAACCCCATCCAGGCGCCCGACTCGGCCCACCTCATGTACGGCGGCACGGCCACGGCCAAGGCCAACGTCACCACGGCCTCCACGATGTCGCGTGTCGTCATCGAGCGCGCCGCGGTGAAGGCGCAGATGATGCGCGCGGTGGACCCGACCAAGGCCAACATGATGCCGGTCATGATCAACGGCGAGTCGCACTACGTCTGCCTCATGTCTCCCTTCCAGGAGCATGACCTGCGGCAGGAGAGCGGCGTCACCGGCTGGCTTGAGGTGCAGAAGGCCGCCGCCCAGGCGGAGGGGCGCAACAACCCCATCTTCAAGGGCGGCCTCGGGATGATCAAGAACGTCGTCCTCCACGCCCACGAGTCGGTGATCCGCTTCAACGACTACGGCTCCGGCGCCAACCTCGCCGCCGCCCGCGCGCTCTTCCTCGGGCGTCAGGCCGGCGTCATTGCCTACGGTTCGAACAACGGCATGCGTTCCTTCTGGAACGAGGAGCCGAAGGACCACGGCAATGAGATGGAGGTCATGGCCGGCTTCATCGTCGGCCAGAAGAAGACCCGCTTCAACGGCGCGGACTTCGGCGTTCTCTCCATCGACACCTACGCGGCCAACCCGGGCTGATCGCCCGGGATCCAGTGACGCATCAGAGCCCGGCTATCGAGCCGGGCTCGCATCCTCCCTCCCATCATCTTCGCCGAGGAGCCGTCCATGGCCATCTTTCAGAGCGACCACGTCAAGGGCATCAAGGATGTCCCGTATCCCGCCGTTGCCGGCATGGTGTGCGCTGCACGCTTCGCCATGAGCGTTCCGGCCAACTTCGCCCTCAACGACATTTTCGAGCTGGCGGTGATCCCCGCCGGGTGCCGTGTGGTCGATATCGTCGCCTTCGACTGCGATGATCTCGACAGCAACGGCACGCCGACGCTGTCGCTCGATGTCGGCATCATGTCGGGCGAGGCCGGCGATCCGAACCAGTCCCGCACCTGCGGCGCCGAGTTCGTAGCCGGCGCCACCATCGGTCGCACCGGTGGCGTCGTGGAGCCGTCGATCGTCACGGCCTTCCGCACCGGCCGCGCGAACATCCAGCGTGCCATCGGCGTGAAGGTGGCCGCTGCGGCGGCTACGCCGCAGGCCGGCACCATCGGCCTGACCGTCCTGTACGCGGCCGAGTAAGCCCGCGTTCAACCCGCCGCCGGCCTAGCGCCGGCGGCTCCCCTCTCTCAAGGACACGCGCCGCTATGTCTCTCATCGAATGCACCCTCGGGGCCGCCACGCAGCACGTGAACGGCACCACCTATGACTTCTCGCGCGACCAGCACGGCCGCTATGTCGCCAGGGTCCTGAACCTTCTCGATCGCTCGCTATTCCTCGCGGTGACCCACTATCGCGAGGTGCCGGAGGTTCCGGAGGAGCCGAAGCCGAAGCGCGCCCGCGCCGCCACGACTGGCGAGCAGCAGCAGGGCGGCACCGGCGAGCAGCAGCCCCAGGGCGGCGCCGGCGCCACCGGCGAGCAGCAGCAGGGCGGCACCGGCGGGCAGCAGCCCCAGGGCGGCGCCGGCGCCACCGGCGAGCAGCAGCAGGGCGGCACCGGCGGGCAGCAGCCCCAGGGCGGCGCCGGCGGGCAGCAGCCCCAGGGCGGCGCCGGCGCCACCGGCGAGCAGCAAGGTGCCCCCAGCACGCCCGAAAGCGAGCACGGCGAGGCCAACGCCACCCCGCCCGCGACGAAGCCCAAGGGCCGCGGCGGTCGCAAGCCCAAGGCGAACCCCGAGGCCTGATCCATGCTGTCCGGCGTGCAGATCCTCACCCGCGCCGGTGTCCTCCTGCAGGACGAGGACCACACGCGCTGGCCGCTGCCCGAGCTTGTCGAGTGGGTGAACGAGGCGGTTGACGCCATCCTCCTCGCCAAGCCGTCGGCGAAATCGATGACCATTGCCATCCCGATGGTCGAAGGCACGCTGCAGAAGGTGCCGACATCGGGATCTCCGACCCCGCTGCGCCTGATCGGCGTGACGCGCAACGTGACGGTGAGCGGTCAGACGCGCATCGGCGGCCGGGCGATCCGGCCGGTGATCCGCTCTCTCCTCGACACCTCCGAACCGGACTGGCACGACCCCAAGCGCGTACCGTTCCGCAAGGAGGTGCGGCAGTTCATCTTTGACGAGGAAAACCCCCTCGAATTCTACGTGTACCCGGGCAACACCGGTACCGGCGTGATCGAGGGCGTCGTCTCCTATCGCCCGCCGCTCCTGACCCCAAGCGCCGCACCCGATGACGTCGCGAGCTATGGCGGCGACGTCGGCCTCGACCAGATCTACTCGGGCGCCGTGGTCGACTATGTCGTCTATCGCGCCCAGCAGAAGGACGACTTCGCCGCCAATCAGGGCCGCGCCGCGATCCACTACCAGAATTTCGCGACCGCCATCGGCCTCAAGATCCAGGTCGAAGCCGCCACCAGTCCGAACCGGGATCGTAAGCGATGATCGAGCTCGAGGAGCTTCTGCCCGACGTGCTCGTGCATGTGCCGGCCTGCCCGGAGCCGCTGGCGATCCGATATTTGCGCGAAGCCGCGATGCAGCTCTGCGAGGCAAGCCTGTCGTGGCGCGAATCCGAGACGCTCAAGGTCACCACCCCGGAATGCGAGGCGGTGATGACGACGCAGGATGCGCAGATCATCCGCATCGAAGCCGCCTATCTCGACCAGCGCCCGCTCGAAGCCGTCGATGTCGCCTGGCTGGACGACAACCAGCCGGGCTGGGAGTTCCGCTACACCGACAATGACGGCATGGCCCGCTACATCGTGCAGAAGGCGTGGAACACGGTCGCGGTGGTGCCCCGCCAGCCCGGTGACCTGTCGGTGCGCCTCATCCTCAAGCCGTCCCGCGACGCCCTCACCATCCCCGAGGCGATCGCCGATCGCTGGCATGACGCGCTCGCCGGCGCCGCCGCGGCCAAGGTGCTCCTCACCAACAACCTTGAGATCGCCAATCCCCAGCTGGGAGCGGCGCTGTGGGGGAAGTGGGAGCAGCAGATCGATTCGATCCGCGTCAAAGAACAGATGACGCAGCTGCGGACCAAGGCCCGCACCAAGCCCAGCTATTTCTGACCCGCGCCGGCGGATCCGGCAAAGCAGGAGAGCCAGCATGAAGACCACGCGCTACGCCCGTTTCTGCCTCATCGGCGCTGCCATCAGCCTTGTCGTCGCCGTCGGGCTCGCCGCCCTCGTGATCGCGCCCGGCGTCTATGAGCACTATCCGCAGATGCTGCGCGACGTGCTGCCGATCCTGCCGGCGCCCTTCCACATCATGCTCGGCGCCCTGGCTGTCGCCACGGTCACCGCCGCCACCGCCTTCGTGCTGTCCTCGCTCGCCGCCAGGTCGACCCGGTTTCGTCGCTTCCTCGACGTGTGGTGGGACCGCCGACACTTTCACCGCCGCTCGCTCGCGTGAGGCGGAATGATCTTCGGCCGCGAATGGCCGGAGGCGCGGTAAAGCCCCTTGCTTGACCACGCAGCCCTTCTTGGGCGTTTCCTCCCTAGACTTCGGGCCGCTTGGTGACAGGCGGCCCCTTTTTCATGGGCCGGCCGGGATCTATCATCGCGACATGGATCCACGGACCAAGGCCGACGCCATCGCCGCGGGAAAGACGCACCTCCGCCTGCGGTGCGCCTGCAAGACCGTCGATGTGCCGTGGGATCTGTTGCCGGCCTATCCGGACGACGTGCCGCTGCACCTGTTCGCCCGCCGGATGCGGTGCAAGGACCGCTGCAAGGAACCGCCGAAGGTGGTCGGACCCATCGGGCCCGACGACACCGAGCGGGAGCGGCTGGAAATCAGCCGGCGTCCCGTGACAGGGACGGTGGTGTAGGCGGCAGGCCGTGGCTGGTAAAACGCAAGGGATCAGCCCCGATGCGGGCGGTGACAGCGCCCGCATTGCGACCACCGGACCGAAAAGCTATGGTGCCGCCTGCAGCGTAGGACGCGCTCCCTGACCGGGAGAGCTCCGTGCCCGCCTCCACCTACGCCGGCAACAAGATCCTCGACCTGCTGTTCCGCGGCGTCGCCTTCACGGCGCCGTCGCGCGTCTGGATCTCCCTCCACACCGCAGATCCAGGGCTCACCGGCGCTAACGAGGTGACGGTCGGCAACTGGCCGGCCTATGCCCGGCAGGATCCCGCCCAGGCCGGCGCGGTCGGCACCGGCTTCACCGCGGCCACCGCCAAGGCGATCGAGAACGCCCTGCAGGTGCTGTTCCCGGCCAACAACGGCGCTTCGGCCGTCGTCGTGACCCACTTCGCCATTTGGGACGCGCCGAGCGCCGGCAACTGCCTGTTCTCCGGCGCGCTCACCGCCTCCAAGACCATCGCCGTCACGGATGAGCTTGTCATCCGGATCGGCGAGCTTGACCTCACGGTGACCTGATGTCGCGCGGGGCGGTCAACGGCGACGTCCTCAACGCCTTCGTGCTCAACGGAGGCTCGGTCACGCACGAGATGAGCGCGACCGCGACGATGGCCGTCGACACCGTCGCCCGCTTCTCGCAGCGCCATTCCATGCGCAGCGCTTCCACCATGACCGCAGGGCAGGTGGCGCTGTTCCGCCGCCGACAGGGCATCTCCTCCGTCTCCACCCTCGCCGCCGGCAATGTCGCGCTGTTCCGCCGCCGGCAGGGCATGTCCTCGGCCAGCGATCTCGTCCTCGCCACCGTCGCAGCCGCCACCAGACGCGCGCAGTTCACGGCGGCCGGCACCATCACGATCGCCGGCGCCGGCTCGCTGTTCTGGCGCTACCGGCAGCGGGCGCCCCGCGAGCGCGTGCTGGTGGTCCCGCTCGAGCAGACGTCCCGCCAGTTCACATCGAGGGGCCCATGAGCGCGCTGACCGTCAACGTCGCCAAGGATCCAGCCGACCGGCTCGACTACGACGTCGATTTCGGTGCGCGCTGGCTGCCGACCGGCGACGTCATCCAGTCCGCCACGGCCACCATCACCGGATCCACGGCCACCGCCGATCAGGTCGATGTCTCGTCCGATGCCGTGAAGGTGTGGATCTCCGGCGGCGTGACCGGTGACACCGCCATCGTCACGGTGCGCGCGGTGACCGCGCAGGGCCGCACCAAAGAGATCTCCTTTCGCCTCCGGATCCGGGAGTCCTGATCGTGGCACCTGTCTTCAAAAACAACGCGACCTCGACCCTCGCGACCTCGATCACCACCGGCTCCACCACCATCACGGTGCAGTCCGGCGACGCGGCGCTGTTCCCCAGCCCGACCGGTGGCGATTGGGCGCCGATCACCGTCGTGGACGGCTCCGGCAACATCGAGGTGATGCGGTGCACGGCGCGCAGCGGCGCCAACCTCACGGTGACCCGCGCCCAGGAGGGCACCACCGCCAAGGCGTTCTCGTCCGGCGCCCGCGTCGATCACCGCCTCACCGCCGGCGCCCTGTCCGATATCCTCACCATCCTTGCCGCCAAGCTCGATGCCAGCGGCTTCAATGCGGCGGCCGTGCTCGCGCTTCTGCTGACAGTGGACGGCACCGGATCCGGCCTCGATGCCGATCTCCTCGACGCGCAGAGCGCGGCCTACTACCTCGATCTCGCCAACGCCACGGGCACCATCCCCGAGGGTGGGCTTCCGACCCGCCTCCGCGCCACTGGCGCCGCGGTGAACGACTGGAATACCGCCACGGCCACCGGCTTCTACGCCTCAAACCGCGGCACACCCGAGAACGTCCAGAACACCCCCGATGGTGCGGCCGGCACCGATTATTGGGTGGGCTGGACCATCCAGTCCGCCATAAACGCGAATTTCGCGGTGCAAACCGTCCAGGCGCTGTCCGCAGTGGGCACCAATACCAAGATCTTCCGGCGCCACCTCAACTCCGGCACGTGGGGCGCATGGTATCGGGCCGAGCTGTCGCAGACCGAGCAGGATGCGCGCTACTTCCAGCAGCAGATCATCAGCGCGGCGAACCCCAACATCAATGCGCTGACCAACCCGGGCTCCTACTATCTCGCGGCCACGCCGACGAACGGCCCGGCCGGTGTCGATGTCTCCTATTTCTCGCTCGCAGTTTTCGGCGGCGGCAACACCCGCACGCAGATCCTGTCCTCGTACACCACCAGCCGCACCTTCATCCGCGGCGGCTCGGAAACCGGAGGCGTGTGGACGTGGGAAGCCTGGCGCGAGATGCTCCACTCGGCCAACCTGAACGGCATCAAGGGCCTCCGCAGCTCGACTGCGGGCGTTACCGCCGCCGCTGCCGATACCAATCAGGCGTGGCTGCCGTTCTCGGCGGATCACACGATCACGATCCCCGCCGCGGCGAGCCACCCCGCCGGCACGGTGCTCGGCCCGTTCAAGGTCCTCGATGCCGTCACGGTGACGTTCCAGCGGTCCTCTACCGACGTCTTCCGCGTCCATAGCGGGCTCGGCTCGCCGACGTCGTTCACGATGTCCCAAGGCCAGCAGTGCTACCTCGTCTCCAACGGCATCGGCACTTGGGAGGTGTTCTACCTCTCCGACACCGCGCTCCTCGCCGAGGTGTCGTTCAGCGCGGCCTCGTCGCTCACGATCACCCTGCCCAAGGGCTTCCGGCGCTTCCGTTTGACGACTCGCGCGATCATGTCGGCTGCCGCCGCGCTGGTCATGCGGACCTCGACGGACGGCGGCGCGACGTGGGCAACCGGCGCCTCCGACTACAGCTACGATTGGCTCTACAAGTCGAATGGCTCCGCGGTCGGGACCGGTTGGACCAACAACAGCTTCTGCGAACTGATGGGTGTGATCGGCACCACCGCCGACCAGCGGGTGTGGAACGAGCTCGACATCTACGACGCCCGTGATGCCACCGTTCGCACGTTCTTCCGGTCCCGCAGCACCGCCTACTACACCGCAGCGAACGCCGCTCCCGTCGGCTTCCTCACGGCCGGCGGCGCCCGAAACAACAACGAGGCGAACAACGCCATCCAGATCTATCCGGGGTCCGGCACCATCTCCGGCCACTACAAGCTTGAGGGCATCGTCTGATGAGCACCGACACCACCCCCTGCAGGTATGTCGATGGCGTGCGTGTCCCGCTTTCGCCTGCCGAGTTGGCCGCATTCGACGCGGAGCGCGCCCCGCGTCCGCCGACGGCCGCCCAGCTGCGAGCCGCAGCAGCCGATGCGCGGTGGCGCCGCGAAACCGGCGGCATCACCGTCAGCGGGATCTCGGTGCACACTGATGATCGCTCGAAGATGATGATCATGGGCGCCCGCATCCAGGCGGTCGCCGATCCCGGCTTCGTCACGCAGTGGAAGGGCGCCGACGGCCAGTTCATCGCGCTCGATGCCGCGACGATCACGGCGCTGTCGGCCGCGGTGCTCGCCCATGTCGATGCCTGCTTCGCTCGAGAGGGCGAGGTGCTGGCGGCGATCGATGCGGGCACCGTCACCACGCTTGCGGCAATCGAGCAGGCGTTCGCCGACGTCACCGCGCCGTGGGGTTAATGCCATGAAGGTCGGGATCACCGGTTTCTCGGGCGAGCAGCCACGCGTGCTGCCGACAATGCTGCCCGATGCCGGCGCCCGCGAGGCTTGGGACGTCCGCCTTGACGATGGCGGCCTGACGCCGACACGGCGCTCGCGCCTCGTCGCCACCGTCACGGCCAACCACCGCACGATCTACCGCCACAACGGCACCTGGCTGTCGCGTGCCGGCGATGTCCACTTCGCCCCCGGTCCGGTGGCGCAGGACCGGCTCTACTACACCGGCGACGGCGCCCCGAAGATGCAGGTGGCCGGCGTCGTCTATCCGCTGGCCCTGCCGCCGCCCGCCGCGGCGCTCACCGCTTCCGCCACCGGCAGCGGTACCGGCGAGGTGTTCACGCGCCTCTACGTCTATACGTGGGTGACCTCGTTCGGCGAGGAGAGCGAACCGTGCCCGGTCAGCAATGAGCTGCTGTGGCAGTCCGGCAAGACCGTCACCCTCACCGGCTTCGCCAGCGCCCCCGCCGGCCGCGGGATCACCAAGCAGCGGATCTATCGAAGCCAGACCGGCAAGGTCGGCACCTATCTCTACCTCATCGCCGAGCGGAACGCCTCGAACAGCGATTTCACGGACACGGTCCCGGTCGACACCTTCGGCGAGAGCCTGCCCAGCGCTGACTGGAACGCACCGCCCGATGGACTGACCGGCCTTGTCTCCATGGCGAACGGCATGATGGCGGCGTTCACCGGCCGCGACGTATATTTCTGCGAGCCGTGGCGGCCGCATGCCTGGCCGGAAAAGTACGTCCTGACGGTGGACTATCCCGTGGTCGCGCTGGCCGCGATCGACACCACGCTCCTCATCATGACCGAGGGCCAGCCCTACGTCGCCCAGGGGACGCATCCCAGCACGATGGCGCAGAAGCGCATCGAGCTGAACCTGCCCTGCATCAACGCCCGGGGCGTCGTGAACCTCGGCTTCGCCGTCTGCTATCCCAGCCATGACGGCCTCGTGTCGATGTCGGCCGGCGGGACGCCCTCGCTCGTCACCGGCAACCTCTTCCGCAAGGACGACTGGCAGGCCCTGTCCCCGCAGACCGCCATCGGATCCCAGCTCGGCCAGCGCTACATGATGTTCTACGACACGATGGTGGGGACGCGGCGCAATGCCGGCGCCTTCGCCATCGACCTGTCCGGAACGGCCTTCCTCGTCCGCCACACCATCACCGCCGGCGCCGCTTGGTACGACCTGCGGAACAGCGCGCTCTACTACTGCGCCCCCGGATCCGGCGAGGTGCAGGAGCTTCACCCGACCGAGGGATCGCCCAACGTGCTGTCGTGGTCGAGCAAGGAGTTCCTCCTGCCGGCGCCGCACAACTTCGGCGTCATCCTTGTGGATTCGCTTGCAGCCCTCACGGCCGCCGACCAGGCGGCGCTCGATGCCGATCGCGCCGCGGTGCTGGCGCAGCTGGCAGCGGCCATTCCGATCAGTGACCTCGGAGCGCCGATCAACGCCAAGCCCATCGGAGAGCTTCTCGTCGGCGGCGACGTGTTCTCCGTCTCGCTGGCAGCGATCTCCGGCCCCGAATTCGAGGCCATCGTCATTGCCGATGGTGAGCCGAAATTCTCGATCCGCCATCTCGACCGGCCGGTGCGGCTGCCGGCCGGCTTCAAGGCGCGGTCATGGGAGATCGCCGTGCGCAGCAACGTCTCGGTGAAGCAGATCACGCTCGCCACCAGCATGGCGGATCTCACCTCATGACCATGACGCCCGAGCTGATGCAGGAACGTCTCGCCACGCTCGACGGGCGGCGCCCGCGCGCCATCGCAGAGGCCGCCGTCCGCCTGCAGGATCTCGACGGGCTCATGCGCATGTCGACCAGGCTGCAATCGGTCGCGGCGGCCGGCTCGACGCCGACCAAGGCCGAGTTCGACGCGCTGCAGAAGGACGTCGCCGAGATCCAGCGCCGCCTCGTCGCGCTCATCGAGGCGATACAGGCGCGCCTCATCAATGCGTGAGAGCGAGATCCAGCGCGCCGTGATCGCGCACTGGAAGGCCCTCGGGTTGCCTGACACGCTGGTGGCCGCCATCCCCAACCAGAATGCCCATGGCCAGTACGGCTTGAAGCGTGGCCTTCCCGACCTCATCTGCATCGGCCCGCGGGGCGTCGGCTTCATCGAATTGAAGAGGGACAAGGGCAGACCAACCGCTGATCAGTTGGAGATCAAGACCCTTTGCCTCACAAGAGGGGTGGACCACGCGATCACCTATGGCCGCGAGGAACCGATCCGCGTCCTTGAGGAGTGGGGACTGGTGCGCAGGAGCCAGCGGTGACCTCCGAGCTTGTCTATCACGACAATGACCGCCTCCTCGCGTGGGCGGTCGATCGCATGGGCTATCCCGGGTTCCGCTTCCGCCAGGACGCGCACGCGATCGGGCGACAGACCGACGGCGAGATCCGGGGCGTCGTCATCTTCGACACGTGGAGCGACGGCGACTGCCTCATCCACGTGGTGTCCGACGGCTCGCGCCGATGGTTCACCCGCGAGTTCTGCGTGCACGCCATGGCCTACCCGTTCCTGCAGGTCGGAAACCGGCGGATCACCGCGCTCGTCAGCGAGCACAATGACCCGTCGCTGGCGATGTGCCGGCATTTCGGGTTCGCCCAGGAGGGCCGCCTGCGCCGCGCCGGGCCGGCCGGAGAGGACATGATCCTGTTCGGACTCCTCCGCGAAGACTGCCGTTGGCTCAAACCGCGTGCCCGCGCTATAGTGCGGCACGCAGCGTAGGACGCGCTCGTCACACGACGAGAGGCGTCCCATGGGCAAGAGCGCTCCCAGCGCGCCGGCACCGGATCCGAATATCGGCCGTGCCGCGGTGATGCAGGCCGAAACCGGCGAAAAGTGGCTGGACTTCTCGAAGGAGGCCTTCGCCACCTCGACGCAGCGCCAGGGCGAGCTCGACGCCCTCACCAAGGACATCAGCAATCGGCAGATGGTCCTGGCCGAGGACAACCAGAACCTCGCCCGGCAGGTCACCGAGCAGCAGCTGGCGCTTGGCGAGGAGCAGGCCGGTTATGCCCGCGACGATCGGCGCCGCTATGAGCAGGTGTTCCGGCCCGTCGAGGACAAGTTCATCAAGCAGGCGACCGAGTACGACTCGCCGGAGCGACAGGCGGCCATGGCCGCCGAGGCTCGCGCCGATGTCGTCAGCTCGACCGCCCAGCAGCGCGAGGCCGCCCAGCGCGAAGCCGCGTCCATGGGCGTCAACCCGAATTCCGGCCGCTTCGGCGGCCTGAATCGCGCCGCCGACATGGGCACCGCGCTCGCCGCCGCAGGTGCGCAGAACACGGCCCGCGAGCGGGTGCGCGCCACCGGCCTTGCCCTGACGGCCGACGTCGCCAATCTCGGCCGCGGCCTGCCGGCGCAGTCGTCGGCCGCCGCCGCCCTCGGGCTGCAGGGCATCACCGCTGGTGCCGGCACTGCAGGTGCGGCGGCGCAGACCTCCATCAACACGATGGGCATGGGCGTCGGCAACGCCCAGCAGAACCAGAGCCTGTTCAACTCCTCGACCGGCATCATGTCGAGCGGCTTCCAGGGCGCGATGCGCGGCTATGCCGGCATGGGCGACACCCTCAACCGCCAGTACGCGACGCAGGTGGACGCGTGGAAGGCCTCGCAGATGATGGCCGCGCAGTCCGCCTCGGGCTTCGGTGCCGCCATCGGCGGGCTCGCCGGCCTGTTCATGTCCGACGAGGAGGTGAAGACCGACAAGCGGCCGCTGCCGCCCGGGATGGCACTCGAAGCCGTCCGGGAGGCGCCGTCCGAGTCCTGGCGCTACAAGCCCGGCGTCGCCGACGAAGGCGAGCACATCGGCCCCTATGCGCAGGACATGCAGCGCGCCACCGGCAAGGGCGACGGCAAGACCATCAAGGTGCAGGACATGCTCGGGCTGCACCATGCGGCAATCGCGGATCTCGACCGCAAGATCGACGCCATCGCCGATGCGGTCGGCGCCGAGCCGACCCCCGACAACGTCGAGAGCATGCGCGGGCGCGACATGCCGCCGGAGCGGCGCCGTCGTGAGCCGGCCGTCGGGATCATCATCGCCGCGCCCCGCCGTGGCGCCGAGCAGCGGGAGGCCGCCTGATGTCCTTTGGTCTTGGGATTGGGAGCTTCGTGCAGGGCCTGCGCTCCGGCATGGAGGCACGCGAAGCGGCGGATGACCGCAGGGAGCGGCGTCTCGACCGGCAGGAGGCGCGTGACGCCCGCGCGCAGGAGCGTGCCAACACCGAGGAGCTGGCCGCCATCGGTCGCCAGGCGAACGATGAGATCGCCGCCGGCGGCAACCGCGAGGAGGTGGAGGCTCGCTACTGGCGCCAGATTCAGGACGGCTATGCCCGCCAAGGCCAGCCGGAGAAGGCGCGCCAGTTCCAGCAGTGGGTGCAGAGCGACGAGGCCCGCCGCGGCATCGCCCATTTCCAGAACGGCATGGTCATGTTCGAGATGGCCCGCAAGCCCGATGGATCCTACGACCCGCAGCTGATGGCCCGCGGCCTGCAGCAGCTCGAACGCGCGCAGGCCATCACCGCCTACGGTGGCGATCGCCAGTTCCGGTTCCGGCCGATCGTGGAGGGCGAGGGCGAGAACGAGCGCACCATCGGCTACCGGATGCAGTTCCAAGGCGAGGACGGCAAGACCATCGAGCGCGATGTCGCGCCCGGTGACATTCCGCGCGCCGCGGCGATGTTCTTCAATCCGCAGGCCGCGTTCGAGGATCGCCGGAAGCAGGACGAGGCGCGCGCCAAGCAGCAGGAGACGCAGCGCTCGACCGAGCGCAGCGAGTGGCAGGCGGCCGAGGAGCAGGTGCGCAAGGAGTACGAGGAGCGCCGCACCGACGTCACCCGCCGCGACACGACCCCGATGCGGCCGTGGGCGGATCTCGACCAGGGCGAGCGCGACCAGCTGGTGCAGAACCGTGCGCAGTCCCGCGTGCCCCCGACCCAGCGCAGCGCCTCGCCCGGGCTTGCCGGCGCCGGTGCGGCACCGCGCGCCCGCGTCGCCTTCGATAACGTCACCGGCCAGGCTGCCGGCCCGCCGGCCGGACCATCGGCGCAGGACGTCGCGACCCGCGAGGCCGCCTATGGTGGATCCCCGCGTCCGGCGCCGCGCCCGATCGCGCCCTCGGTACCGGCTCCGGCCCCGGGCCCGGGATCCACGGCCGCATCGCCCGTCGCCGAGGCCATGCGCCCCGGTCCGGTGACGCGCGAAGAGGAGCAGCGCGACGCCATCCGCGCCGGCGCCGAACGTGCCATCGCCGCGGGCGAAAGCCCCGACAACGTTGCCCGCGGGCTCGAGAGAGCCGGTATCCCCGTCGACGCGTGGCCGGAATCGCTGCGCGCCGGGATCATGCGGCGCCAGCAGATCAGCCCCCCCAACGCCCGCGCGCCCGGCCTGCAGATCTACGGAGCACCGCGATGACATTCTGGCACGGCTTCGCCGGCGGCCTGCAGCTCGGCTCCGCTGCCCGCGATCGGTGGGACGAGCGCGGCGGCCTTGCCGGGATCTTCGGTAGTGGCAGCGATGGCGCCCAGGCGGCCGACAAGCCGATGTCCGATGTCTCCGCCGCCTCGACCGAAGGCGGATCGCCGGCATCGCCGAACGGCCCGAGCAGCAGCAGCGCAACCAACTGGCCCAGCGACCTCAACGCGGCGGCGCAAAGCATCCGCACGATCGAGAGCGGCTCCGCCGAGGGGAATTATTCGGCGCTTGGGCCCGTCACCAACCGCGGCGACCGTGCTTATGGCGCCTATCAGGTCATGGGCGAGAACATTCCCTCGTGGACCGAGCGCCACTACGGCCAGCGTCTGACCCCGCAGCAGTTCCTCGAAAACCGCGAGGCGCAGGATGCGGTGTTCCGCGGTCAGTTCGGCCAATACATGGGCAGGTACGGCGCCGAAGGTGCCTCGCGCGCATGGTTCGCCGGCGAGGGCGGGATGAACCGCATGGCCCGCCAGGACGTCAACGGCACGTCGGTCAGCGGCTACAACAGCCGTTTCGGGCAGCTCTACACCGGCTTCCTCAATGGTGGCCGCAGCAGCGGGAATCGCCAATTCACCAGCAGCTCCGAAGCCGGCGACCTGCCGGAGCCGATCCGCGTCGAGCCCGGCGCCCTGCAGATCCCGTCGATCTTCGACAATCAGGTCCCGGCCGATGCCGGCCAGCAGATCCAGCAGAACCCCGAGATCGAGGGCCTTGTCTCGTCGGCACGTCGCAACGCTCCCGGCCTCGCCATCACCGAGCCGGCCGCCGGCGGCGTCGATGCGGCGGTCCGTGGCGCCATGCCCAACTACGTGTTCCGCCGCACGCCGGGCGCCGGCCCCGGCAATACCGCCGACGCCATGGCCGCCGCCGGTCCCGAGGGCTACGGCCGCGGCCGGGCCGGCGTCGCCGGTGGCGGCCGTGCCGCCGCCTCGGACAATCTGCAGCCTCCTCTTCGTGCTGGCGAAGCGGCCCCCGTCGCGTCCTCGGAGATCTATCGCGACGATGCGCCCCCGATGCCGGTCCGTGTCGAGAACGCGGCGATCGATCCGGCCGCCGCCGCCCGCGGTGGCGTCGCGCCCGGCGGCCGTGCCAGCGCTTCTGCCGATAACCAGCCGCCGCTGCGCGCCGGCGAGGCCGGTCCGGTCGGCTCGCCCGAGATCTACCGCGACGATCGCCCGCCGACCGAGCCCCGCGTCGAGAACGGCGACCTTGAGGCGCGTGCCTATGCCAGCGGCGGCGTCAGCCAGGGCGGCCGTGGCGCGACCTCCGCCGTGCGTCCGGCCCCGGGCCTTGGCCTTCAGGCTCGCGCGGTGGCACCGCGCGCATTGAGGGCAGGGGAGGTGGACTCGGCGACGGATCCGCAGATGGCGCCCAGCCCGACCGGGACCGGTACCGCTACCGGAACGGCATCCGGTGCGGCCGGTGGTCGTGCCAGCGTCTCGGTGGAGGTGCCCAACGCGCCGCGCGAGGCGCCGGTGCCGCAACCCCGTCCGGATCCGGCCGCCGAGCCGGCTCCCGCACAGGCAGCGCCGACCCGATCCGCCCGGCGTCGCGCCGCGGCACCGTCGGAAGGCAGCAATTCCGCCGCTCCGGCAAACCCGCCGGCGCCCCAGCCGCGCCCGCAGCAGGCCGCCGCGGCGAACGGTGGCCGCAGCGATCTTTCCGAGCGCGATCGCCTGATGCTGCTTCGCGACCGCGAAAGCCTTGCCCCCGGCGAAGAGGATCGCCTGCGCGGCGGGCTTCCGGCCGGATCGTTCAGCATGCCGAGCGCGGGATCGTTCAGCATGCCGGGCCTTAGCAACCTGTTCGGCAGTCGCCGCCCGGCGCGGCCCGCTCCGGCCCCGCGCGCTGCGGAAAAGCCCGTGGGAGGTGCGGCCGCGCCTCGCCCCGCCGCTGCCGCGGCCCCCGAGGCAGCTCCCGCCACCACCGGATCCACGCCGCCCAGCGGGGAGCAGACCCACGAGCAGGCTTACGAGACGCCCGCCGCGCCTCCGCCCGCTGCCCCGACCAGCGCCCCCGCACCGGCTGCCGCCGCGCCGCGGTCCTACGGCTCACCCGGCGAGATGATTGCCGCCCAGCGGCCGGCTCGCGACGTCGTCGCCGATATGTGGGCCAACCGCCGTGAGTATGACGAGAACCGGCGGCAGGTCAGCGGTCCGCCCCCGGCACCCGCAGGCCAGCAGGCACCAACCGCCAGCGCGCCGGCGCCGGCGCGAGAGGCCTCGTCCGAACAGCCGGCCGCCCAGGTGCCTTTCCCGCAGCCGCGCAACGATCAGGAGCGGTTCGCCAATGTCCGCACATCGGCGCAGACCGAGCTTGACCGCGGGGCGTCGCCGCAGCGCGTTGCCGAGCGCCTCGCCCGCCAAGGCGTGCCCATGGCGGAATGGCCGCCGGCGCTGCGAGCGATGATGGAGCGGCGCAATCCCGATGCGCCGTCCCCGATGGTTCAGGATCAGCCTAGCGCGGCTCCAACCGTGGCGCCGCTGCCGCCGCGGCGGCCCGCCCCAGGACTCGCTATGCGGTGACGCTATTCAGGGAGCGCTTGCGGCATAGACTGCCGCGGCGCGGCGCAAGTCGCCCAAGGTAAGGGCGTGGTGGGTGACACGGCCGAAGGTCACCAGCACCTTCGTGTCGTCGGGATAGTCCTCAGCGCCCTCGCCGGCTATGTCCGCGAAGAGGGCAAGGGCGGCCTCGGTGGCTTTGGCACGCTTCTCCCATTGTGAAGCGGCTAACGCTTGCTCGCAGATGCGACGAAGACGGTCGGCCTCGCTATCCGGCAAGGCAACGGCCACATCGCGAATGTCCATCGACCGCACATCATTGGCCCGCGCCGTCGCAAGGGCACCGTCGGCTTCTGCGAGACGCTCGGTCAGCGTCGCGATGGTCGCCTCAAGGCTCTCGATCACGATGCCGCGCCGATCCATTTCCGCGGCGATCTCCTCGATGGTAGCGGGCCGCGTCGACGTGTTGATGGTCATGGTGCCACTTTCGCAATCGTTAGGATGTCTTGTTGCTCGCCAGTGGCCTCCCGCCACCGCTGTTGTAGCTTCTGGCGTAGCGGCTCCCAAAGGTGTGTCGGGAACGGCCCATGGCGCTCACGGTCGTACAGGCCCTTGGCAGCGAGGCTGACAAGCGCGTCTTCATAATGTGGGCGCAGGTTCTCGACCGTGCTCACAGGATGCTCCTCTTGGTACGCGGGCCGTACTCGGCCTCCATCAGCGCCAGGTCGCGGCGCGCGTCGGTCAGGACATAGAGCCCGTGCCCATCGGTTGAGATCTTCACGTCCACGATGCGCTCGCGCATTCGGCCCCCGTTGTGCATGGCCATGATCGGGCACGGCACCTCTTCGTAGCCCTGCCGGACGAGAGCCCGCCGCTGCCGACGGGCAGCCAGCATCGCGCGGGTAAATGCGGTCATCTTCATGCGGCATCCCCCTTGGCGGCCGGCTCGAATTCTCCGCACCAGTCGGCCTTGTGCGTCTCTGGAAAGCGGCTGGCGACCGTCAGGAAGTCGACCGTCCGGCCGTGGGAGCCAGCCGCGCCCGGCAACACCTCGGGCGCGCGCCTCCGGCACTCGCCCGCATTCGACAGCTTGTCGCGCCAGAACCGGCACCGCTCGCAGGCCGGCGTGCGCTCCCGCGCCTCGCGGATCTCGAACCGTCCGTTCGCCAGCTGCACCTCCTCAAGCCCGCGCTGGCAGGTCTTGGACAGGCCGCAGATGGGGCACGACCGCGGCCAGCCGCCGCCGGCCCTTTTCTGCGCGAGGCGGCATTCACCTGACATTGCGCATCGCCTCCTCGATCTTGCGGGCAGCCTCGACCAGGCTGACATGCACGTCGGCGAGCCGCGCGCGGCGCAACGTGTGTGTCGGCGTCTCCCGCATGAGGGCGAGGCATCGCTCGCCGATCTCGCGGAGCTTGGCGACGTCATCCGTGCGGAGCTGGTGCTGTAAAGAGCTGGCGACGCCGCCATCGCCCCACATTTCCCGCATCGAGCGGGTAGTGGTCTTGCCGTCACCCTCCACGACGATCACGCCGGTGCCCGCGGTCACAGCCTCCCGCAGCGCCACCTTCAATGGATCCCGTCGCCCCAGCCCGTCGCGGATCTCGTCCATGAACCGGCCCGGATCCGCGAAGCCCTCTTCGTAGCGCTCACAGATGGCGTGCAGCAGGTCGATGGTGCTGCGCTGCGCCTTGAGGACCCGCCGGATCCCGTCGGTGCGCTTCTCCCCGCCCAGCACGCCGTATTCTTCGCCGATGGCCTGCAGGTCATTCAGCATTTCATCGACCATCGCCGTCAGCACGGGCCCGTTCGGCAGATTGCGCACGGGATAGCCGGTCACGACGAGCTCACCGGCCCCGAGCGGCTTCACGATGCTCGCTGCCTCGGCGCTGTCACTGGCGATCACGACCACGTCGAATGGGGCGGTGAACGATCCGGTGCGCGGCCTCCACTGGCAGAGGAAGGCCTGCTTGTTGTCGGTCATCTTGGTTCTCGCTCGATGGTGCGCAGCGCGTCTCGCAGCGCGCGGAGGCGGATGGAACAGGCCAGGGCCTCGATGCTCTCGCCGGCCCTGTCGTGCTTGCTCATGCCGTGGCGATCTCGCCTGGACCGATGGTCATGCAGCCAGCCCTCGGTTTCGGCGATGAGGGCGCGGATCCCGGCCGCAGGGTCAGCGGTCATGAGGTGATCCCCGCCGCGCGCTCTATCGCTGCAGCCTTGAGCCGGTCCCAGATGCGGCGGTCGATGTCGTAGAGCCTGAACAGCCGCACCCCGCTCGCCCGGTCGATCATGCGGAGGATCCGCGAACGCCGGCGGCGAAGACTGGCCGGCGTTGCCCTGTAGTGCTCGGCGCAGATCCACTCCCTGATGGAGGAGATCGGCACGCGGTCACCCTTCCGCGGCCCGCGCGTTCGCCGGCAGAAGGGGACGCAGCACCCGATCCGGCCGGTCATGCCGATTTCTCATCTCGCGGCATCAGCACCGGGTGAGAGACGATCTCCCAGCGGTAGGGCATCGGACAGGGTGAGTTCTCGATCGAGCGATCAAGCGCCTCTACCGGCGTCTTTGCCACGACGTAGAAGGTCACCGCGTGGCCTTCGTGAAGCTGGTGCGTCACTACAAAAAGCCTCGGGGCGCCGGTCCAGTCGGGCACATCAAAGCCGTCAGACATTAGGCGCTTCTCCCTTCTCGACCGCATAGCCGGCCGACTGCAGCTGTCCCTCGATGCAGCGGCGGATTGCCTCCGGCCGCGTGGGGAGATCCTCGCTTTCGCGCCTGTAGTCATCGAGGGCCTGAACGAGAGCCCGCGGCAGGCGGATGGAGATCAGGACGTCTCTTTTAGAGGGCGTTTTCATGATGTCATGCAGTCAAGAAATCCGTTGTAAGTCAACCAACCGGCCGTTCTCGGTAACGCGCACGCACTCTATAGAGGTTGAACGGGGGTGCGCTTCGGTCGGCGCCTGATCGCATCTCCGGCTCGGACACAGGGCGTGGCGCTCAACGGGTTGCTTCCCTGCGGCCGTCAACCCGTGGAGGCCCCCTGTGTCCGAGCGCAACCCCCTTGAGCCGATCCGTGTCGCCCCCGGTTCGCTGACGATCGATCCGCTCTTCCCGAGCACTGCGCCCAAACCGCCCCAGCCGTCGCCCGAACAGGTCGCCCAAGTCGAGGACGCGCGCCGCCGCGACGAGGAGCTTGCCGCCTGGCAGCGCGAGCAGGAGGCCAAGGCCCCGGGCCGCTACACCATCGTGGATGAGCGCGACCTTGCGGCGAAGCAGGAGGAGTGGCGCAAGCAGAACGCCTCCGGTGGCGTCGCCGGCGACACCCGCCGCGCGGCCACTCTCGGGCTCGATAGCACCGCAAACGCTCTGCGTGAGGTGGTGCGGGCGATTCCCAAGGTCGGTCCGGCCATCGTGGATGGCGTCGACTCGATCGATCGATGGATGTGGGGCCGCGACAGCGAGACGCTGTTCAACGAGCGGCGCGAGCGCCTCACCGCCGGCATGACGCCGGAAATGCGCGCCGCCCGCGAGAAGCAGTGGGTGGAAGAGCGCCAGAACCCCGACGGCTCGACCTCGTACAGCATGGGATCCGCCTGGACGGATCCGCGGTCCTACCTGTCCGGCCTCGCCGAATCCGCCGCCGGTACCGCCATCACGATGGTGCCCGGCGCGATCCTCGCCCGCGGTGCCTATGTCGGCGCGCTGGCTCGCGGTGCGACGGAGAAGGTGGCCGCGGCTGCCGCGGCACGCACCGCGCTCATCGCCGGCGGCATCAGCGAAGGCGTCATCGCCGGCGGCCAGACCTCGGCCGAGATCCGCGAGGCCATCGGCAAGATGCCGGAGGCCACGCTGCAGCAGTCCGAGGCCTACCGCTCGCTCATCGAGGGCGGCAAGACGCCGGTGCAGGCCCGGGCGGCACTGACTGACGATCTCGCCACGAAGGGCATGCTGATCGCCGGCGTCGCCACCGGCATCTTCGGCGGCCAGGGCGATCGCGCGCTGGCCAAGATCCTCGCCGAGGGTGTGCAGGGAGGCCTTGGCCGGCGGATCCTCTCCGGCGCCGGCCGCGGCGTCGTCGCCGAAGGCCTGCTTGAGGAATTGCCGCAGTCCGTCTCCGAGCAGATGGCCAAGAATTATGCGCTGCAGGGGGCCGACCCCAACCAGCGCCTGATGGAGGGCGTGCCCAACGCGGCAGCCGGCGGCGCAGTCGTCGGCGGCCTGATGGGCGGCGGCATGGGTGCCGCCGGTGCTGCAGCGCGCCGCAACGACGCGCCGGCGCCGGCGCCAGCGATTCCGGAGCCCCGCAACGCGGCGGAGGCGAAGGGGCAGGCCATCGGCGCCGAACGCGGCGCTGCACCATCCGGCCCGCTCTCGTCCGCCCTCGAATACGCGACCCGGCAGGGCGGCACGCCGACCACGGCCCCGGACGGCGCGCCTCCGCCTGGCACCGATGTCTCGGTGACGATGGCGCGCGGCCAGCGCCTCAACGGCCGCATCGAGGGCTACTCACCATCGGGAGAGCCGATGGTGCTGGCGGAGATCGTGGATCCGGAGACGGGCGAGATCCGCACGCAGACGCTCGAGGTGCCGCTGTCCCAGCTCGCCCCGCTTCGGCCCGCTGCGCCCCCGCCGCCGGTGCCCGAAACCCGGCCCGAAATCGTGCCCGAAATTGTGCCCGGGGTTTCGGGCACAGTCGCCCAGCCCGCTCCGGCGCAGCCGGCAAGCCAATCCGTGCCGCCCGAAAACCCCGCGGCCCGGCCCGCGCCTGGCACTGTCCCGCCGCAGGACGTCACCGCCGAGGCCGCCGCGCCGGTCGGCCGCATCGCCCCGACCGAGACGAGCCAGCTGCCGCCGCGCAAGGACACCGTCCCCCTGACGGAGCGGCCGGCGATGGTCCGGCCGGGCTCGCGCGTCATCGTGGATGATCCGGCGACCGTCGGCCGCTTCGGCGCAACCCTGCAGGGCTTCTCGCCCGATGGTCAGAGCGCGGTTGTCCGCGGCGACGGCGGGCAGGAGCTTGAGATCCCCGTCGATCGCCTTCGCGTGAATGGCGTCTCGCCGGAACAGCAGCAGGCCCGCGACCTCGCCGAGAACCCGCCGGTCGAACGCGAGACGATCACCGGGACGGTGCCGACCGCCCGCGAGGTGCGCGGCAAGCAGATCGTCATGCCGGACGAGAAGCACTCGCGGCTCTACGACCTCGGCAAGATGCGCCACGACTCCAAGCGCACGCTCGGCCGGGGCGCCCTGGATCTCGACACCGATCGGCCGATGGCCGAGCAGGTCGCACTCGCCGAGCAGTTCGGCGTGTCGCCCCAGCGCCTGGCGCAGCTCGCCGAAGATTATCGCTACCGCGTCGAGCGTGCCGCCAAGGAGGCCACGACCCGCACGCCGGTGAAGGTGCCGACCGTCAGCGACAAGATGCTGGCGCGAATGAAGGCGGAGGACCGCCGCGAGGAGAAGAAGCGGCCGGCAGATCCGCCCGTGGTCGGCGGCGCATCGACGCAAGCGCTCGAAACCGTGTCAGAAACGGGCCAATTGCCGGAATGGTCCGCAATTGACGCGGCGGCGAACGAGGCCGCCACCAGCCCGACCAACGACACCCCCGAGCCGACAGAAGCGCAGCGCGAAGCGGGCAACTACAAAGTCGGCAGGCTCCGGCTCGCTGGACTCGACATCAGCATCGAGAACCCGGCTGGCTCGACCCGCAGCGGAACCGACCCCAACGGCAGAGCATGGTCGATCATCATGAAGAGCCATTATGGCTACTTCCGTGGGACACGTGGCCCCGATAAGGACCACATCGACGTCTTCGTGAAGCCCGGTACCGGCGCGCTAAACGATGGTTCGCCGATATTCGTGATCGACCAGGTATCGCCCGATACCAAGCGCTTCGATGAGCCGAAGGTTATGCTCGGCTGGCAAACCGCAGGCCAGGCCAAAACAGCCTATCTCGCCAATTATCAGGCGAACTGGAAGGGCCTCGGGACGCTGACGCCCACCAACATCGCGGGCCTCAAGGCGTGGTTCGCCGATGGGGACACAACTAAGCCGTTCGCTGATCGCAACACGATAACGAAGGAAGCATCGCCGAATGCCGATCCGCAACTTCAAGCACGGAATGACGGGGACGCCGGAGCACGTGGCGTGGGTGCACCTAAAGCAGAGGTGCCTGAATCCGCGGAGCCCCGACTTCCCGATGTACGGGGCACGCGGGATAACCGTCCATCCGGAGTGGAAGAAGGACTTTCTGGCGTTCTACCGGGAGATCGGCCCGCGTCCGAGCCCGGCACACTCGGTGGACCGGATGGACGGGACGAAGGGGTACGAGCCAGGGAACGTCCGGTGGGCGACACCGACGGAGCAAGCGCGCAACCGCCCCGGGTTCGTGAAGAGCGTGGAGAGCCTGACCGCAGCGGAGGCCGCGACACAAGCCGGCCTGAAGCCCTCGACGGTGTACGCGAGGCTGGCGCGCGGGATGACACCCTCCCAAGCGCTGACGCAGGAGAAGGCACCGGGCGGGACGGATCCTCATCTGATCAGCCACGACGGCCTGACGATGTCGGTGCGCGCTTGGGCGCGAAAGCTCGGGGTAAGCAAATCGACGCTACTGGCGCGACTGAACCGAGGTTGGAGTCCGGCAGAAACGCTGACCCGTCCGATGGGCCCCAACGGCCGGCGGTCGACTTCTCCGGCAACACCTTTTTCACCGCTGACAAGGTAGAGGCCGCGCGTGCGCGCCTCCGCGCCAAGATGCGGCAGGTCAATTCGGGCATCGATCCGGAGACGCTGATCGATGGCATGACCATCGCCGGTGCCTATATCGAGGCCGGTGTGCGGTCCTTCACCGACTATGCCAGCCGCATGGTTTCGGACCTCGGGCCGAACGTCCGGCCGTACCTGCTTTCCTTTTGGGAGGGTACGCGTCATTATCCCGGCCTCGACACGAGCGGGATGACGTCAGCCGAGGAATCCGCCCGGCTGCATCAGGAGCTGATGAAGGCCCCGGCGCAAGCCGCGGCGCCCGCCGAGGAGAAGGCCGATGGCCAAGACGCCGCAGATGCGGGAGATCGAGGACAACTGGCGGCAGACGAAGCCGGACCTGTACGCGCGCCACAAGGCGAACGGAACGCTGGCGAACGCGCTGCACGACGAGTCGAGCCGGATGACGTCGGAGATCGACGCGCTGGTGGCCGGCGGGATGCGCCTGGACGAGGCGACGGAGAGGGTCCGGCCCGAGTACCTGACGCCGACGAGCAGCGAACCGCCGATGAGCGCGGAGGATCGCGAAGCGCTGGCGGGTCAAGCGGAGACGTGGCGTCTCGCCAACTCGATGCCGCCGATGGACGAGGACGAGCCGGCGCAGGCGTAGAGCCGCCAACCGAGCCGCAGCCGTCTGGTGGCCTCGTCGCCCAGGCACGCCCGACCGCCTACACGATCACCGATGCCGACGAGCTCGGCAGCGGTGGCGCCAAGGCCAAGTTCCGCAACAACGTCGCGGCAATCCGGCTTCTGCGGAAGCTGGAAGAAGAGGCGCGCACGGCGACCCGCGACGAGCAGTCCGTGCTCGCCAAATGGGTGGGCTGGGGCGGCCTGCGACCTGCATTCGCCCGCGACGATGGTTCCGTGGCGAAGGGCTGGGAGAAGGAAGCGGCCGAGCTGCGCGAGCTGATGACGCCGGAGGAATACCGGGCGGCCGAGTCGTCCACGCGCAATGCGCACTACACGGCGCCCGAGATCGTCAAGGCGATGTGGTCGGCGGTCGATCGCCTCGGCTTCAAGGGCGGCCAGATCCTCGAGCCCTCCGTCGGCGCGGGCAATTTCCTCGGGCTGGCCCCGCCATCGGTCCGTGAGACGGGCCGGTTCACGGGCGTCGAGCTCGATCGCATCACCGGGCAGATCGCCAAGAACCTCTATCTCGACGCCAACATTCAGGCGCCGATGGGCTTCGAGGCGCTGACCGTGCCCGAAGGCTATTTCGACCTGGCGATCGGCAACCCGCCGTTCGGCAGTGAGCGCGTGCACGACAAGCTGAACCGCAAGATCGCGAATTTCAGCATCCATAACTACTTTTTCGCCAAATCCGTGGACAGCCTGCGCCCCGGCGGCGTGCTGGCGATGGTCATCACCTCGCGCTTCCTCGACGGCGCCGACACCCGCGCCCGCGCCTACATCGCGGAGAAGGCCGACCTCCTCGGCGCGATCCGTCTGCCGAATGACGCCTTCCTCAAGAACGCCGGCACGTCGGTAACCACTGATATCGTGTTCCTGCAGCGGCGCGCCGATGGTGTGGCCGCGGACACGTCGAGCTGGGTGGACGTCGGCGAGTACCGCGACCGCGAGGGCCGGAAGGTCCCGCTGAACCGCTATTTCATCGACAATCCCGACATGATGCTCGGCGACTTCGGCGCCTACGGCACCATGTACGGTCCCGACGAGCCGGCGCTGATCGCCCGTGAAGGCGACAACCTGCCCCAGCTGGTGCGCAAGGCCATCAACGCGCTGCCGGCCAAGGTCATGCCGGCGCCGGCTGCGCCCGTGGTCGGCGAGACGCCCAAGGTCCCGAGCAACGTCCGCGATGCCCTCGAAGGATCCATGTTCCTCGATCCGGACGGCAAGATCTGGCGCCGGGATCCGGACCGCATCGGCGAGCCGCAGGCCAGCCCTGCCGATCTCGGCAACACTGCCGCCGCCCGCGTCGCGCAGATGATCCGCGTCCGCGACACCTTCGCCCGGCTGCGCGCCGCCCAGCTCGACCCCAAGGCGACCGACGAGAAGATCGAGAACCTGCGCGAGCGCCTGAACAAGGTCTATGACGCGCATGTCGCCAAGTTCGGCCCGATCAACGCGGATGCCAACAAGCGACTGTTCCGCGAGGATCCGACCTGGCCGCAGATCTCCGCCCTCGAAGACAATTTCGACAAGGGCATCAGCGCGGACGTCGCCAAGACCACCGGCGAGACGCCGCGCGCTCCCAGCGCCAAGAAGGCGGCGATCTTCACCAAGCGCACGCAGCAGCCCTATGCTCCGCCGACCACTGCGGCGAACGCGAAGGATGCCCTGGCTGCCGTGCTCTCCGAATATGGCCGCGTCGACATGCGCGCCATGGAGCAGATCTACGGCCAGCCCGAGGCCGACATCGTTGCCGAGCTCGGCTCGCTGATCTTCAAGACCCCGGCCGGGATCTATGAGACGGCCGACGGCTACCTGTCCGGCAACGTCAAGCAGAAGCTCGCCGAAGCCCGCCGCGCCGCCGAGCAGGATCCGGCATTCCGCGTCAATGTGGAAGCGTTGGAAGCGGTACAGCCGGCCGACATCGAGGCGGTCGACATCGACGTGAAATCTGGCTCGCCATGGGTGCCGGCCAACCATGTCGCCGATTTCATCAACCACATCATCGACGGGACCGGATCCAAGGCCTTCTATTCCAAGCTCACCGCGAGCTGGGTGGCGACGCCGGGCCGCGCCTCGCAGTCCGCATCCACCATGTGGGCGACGGAGGAGGCCTCCATCAACCGCGTCATCGACGCGGCGCTCAACCATTCCCGCATCACGATCTCCTACAAGAACGCCGACGGCACGATGGTTGTCGACCAGGCGGCAACCGAAGCGGCCAATGAGAAGGTGGAGAAGGTCAAGGCCGAGTGGCGCCGCTGGGTGTGGGAGGACGACGCCCGCCGCGACGAGCTCGCGCGGATCTACAACGACACGTTCAACACGGACGTCGAGCCCCGGTTCGACGGCTCCCACCTCAAGCTGCCCGGCAAGGTCAGTGACGACATCATCTCCTTCCGCCCGCACCAGCTGAACGCGGTGTGGCGCGCCACGCAGACCGGATCCGCGCTCTTCGATCACACCGTCGGCGCCGGCAAGACCTTCGCCGGCATCGCCTCGGTCATGGAGCTGCGCCGCACCGGCCGCGCCAAGAAGCCGATGGTGGTGGTCCCCAATCACCTTGTCGGCCAGTGGGCAGCGGATTTCATCAAGCTCTACCCGGGTGCGCGCGTCCTGGCGCCGACCGAAAAGGACTTCGACAAGGAGAACCGTCAGCGTCTGTTCGCGCGGATCCTCACCTCGGATTGGGATGCCGTGATCGTCGCGCATTCCTCCTTCAAGAAGATCGGCGTCTCGGCCGAATATGAGGCGGCCTACCTGCAGGATCAGGTCACGCAGATCATGGCCTCGATGCAGGAGGTGAGGGCGGCCACCGGCGAGAAGAGCCGCAACGTCTCCCAGCTGTCGAAGCAGCGCGACGCCTTGCAGACCCGGCTGCAGAAGCTGATGGAGGGTGGCGGCAAGGACGCCGGGCTGGTGTGGGACGATCTCGGCATCGACGCCCTGATGGTGGACGAGGCGCACGAGTTCAAGAACCTCGGGTTCGCCACCTCGATGCAGCGCGTGGCCGGCCTCGGCAACCCGACCGGCTCGCAGAAGGCTTCGAATCTCGCGATCAAGATCCGGCACCTCCTCGACAAGACCGGCGGCCGCAACCTGATTTTCCTCACTGGCACGCCGCTGTCCAACTCGATGGCGGAAATGTTCACGGTGCAGCGCTATCTCGCCGGCCGGAAGCTGGAACAGATGGGCCTCGCGCATTTCGACGCGTGGGCCCGCGTCTTCGGCGAGGTGGTGACCGATTGGGAGCTCTCGCCGACCGGCCAATACAAGCAGAATTCGCGCTTCGCCCGGTTCACCAACGTGCCGGAGCTCATGCAGTTCTACCGGTCCTTCGCCGACGTCATCGTCAACGACGACATCAAGGCGATGCTCGCCGCCCAGGGCAAGCGCTTCCCCCTGCCGAAGGTGAAGGGCGGCAAGCCCACCAACATCGCTGTCGAACGCTCGCCCGACCAGGCCGAGTTCATCGGCATCGGCACGGAGGATGCCAACGGCAACCTGCAGTTCCCCAAGGGCTCGCTGATCTGGCGCGCGGAGAACCTGCCGAAGAAGGCGGAGAAGGGCGCCGACAACATGCTCAAGATCATGTCGGACGCCCGCAAGGCGGCTCTCGACATGCGCCTGATCGGGCAGGGCTACGGCGACGTCGCCAATTCCAAGGTGCACCGCGCCGCCGACGAGATGGTGCGGATCTACAAGGCATGGGCCCGCGACCGCGGCACGCAGCTGGTGTTCATCGATCTCTCGACGCCGCAGGCCGCCAAGAGCAAGGAGGCCGAGCGGATCCGCGCGCTCATCGCCAAGGCCGAGCAGGGCGATGATGCCGCCCAGGAAGCCCTCGACAACCTGTCGCCCGACGAGCTGTCGGCTCTCGACGGCAAGTTCTCGGTCTATGACGATCTCCGTCAGAAGCTGATCGACCGCGGCATCCCGCCCGAGGAGATCGCATTCATCCATTCCGCCAACACCGACCTGCAGAAGCAGGAGCTGTTCGGCAAGGTGCGCTCCGGCCGCATCCGCTTCCTGTTCGGCTCGACGCCGAAGATGGGCGCCGGCACCAATGTGCAGAACCGCCTCGTGGCGCTGCACCACCTCGATGCGCCGTGGCGGCCGTCGGATCTCGAACAGCGCGATGGTCGCGGCATCCGCCAGGGCAACGAGCTCTATGAGCAGGATCCCGACGGGTTCGAGATCGAGATCCTGCGCTATGCGACCAAGAACACCCTCGATGCCCGCCAGTGGCAGACGATCGAGGCGAAGGCCCGCTTCATCGAGCAGCTGCGCAAGGGCAACGTGAAGGAGCGCACCGTCGAGGACATCGGCGGCGAAGCCTCCAACGCTGCGGAGATGAAAGCCGCCGCCAGCGGCAATCCCCTCATCCTCGAGGAAATGACCCTGCGCCAGCGCCTGCGCAAACTCGACGCGGCGATGGTGGAGCACGAGCGCGGTCAGCACCGCGTCAAGGGTGCGATCGGCGCCTCGATGCGAGAGACGAACCGCATCGAGACGATGATGCCGGACATGGAGAAGGACGCCGCCGCGGCGGCCGAAACGCTCGCCGGCGAGTTCACCGCGACGATCCGCGGCGCCAAGATGGAGAAGCCCTCCGAAATGGGCCTCGCCATCCTCAACGCGGCGAAGGAGATGCTGGAATCGGGAGCAGAACGGTCACCCGTCGGCAGCTACGGCCCGTTCAAGCTGACCCTGCAGTGGGCACACACCACCTCGTTCCGCCTCAATATGGCGGGTGCAATGACGCACGAGATCTCGGTCGGCGACGTCAAGGAGGCCGACCCGAACGGGCTGGGGCTCAAGATCACCAACACCGCCCGCTGGCTGGTGAAGGAGCCGGATCAGATGAAGGCGCGGCTCGCCGCGCTGCGCGCCGAGCTACCGAAGCTGCAGGCGCAGATCGGCCCGTTCCCCCAGGCCGCCGAGTTCGAGGAGACGCGCCAGAAGCATACCGAGATCATGGCTGCGCTCCGGCCGAAGCCGAAGCCGCCGGCCGCCAAGCCGGAGGACGCGCCGAAGGACTCGGTCAAGGACATGGATCCGGTGGCGACGATCACCGGCGCCGAGCTCGGTGTCGAGTTCCGGGGTGGTGAAGACCTGCCGGCGCTGCGCACCGCCGCCCTGGCTTGGTACAAGGCCAACCTCATGGGCACGACGGTGCTGATGAAGGACGGCACCGAGGTGCAGTTCGGGGGGCGGGGCCGGAACAAAAGCGCCAACGGCCGCGGGGACCTTCTCTTGCGCGCTGTGCCCGCGATCCCCGAGATCCTGCGGCAGGGTGACGTGGTGTTCACCGAGCCGGGGAATGTGCCCCGCGTGATCGAGCGCCGCATCGTCGCCGCGCCCGTGATGCTGATGGGGGAGGTGCGTCGACTGGCAGTGTCGGTGCATCAGCAGGCCGACGGCCACTGGCAGTACGATCTGACCTTCGACAATGAGCGAACGGGGGGGCCGGCAATCAACGCCGGAGGCCTAGCAACCCGTGAGGGCCCGGTACCTACCTTGGAACGGCAACCCCCCCGTCGTGCCAGCGACCCGGGGAGTGGTACCCGGTCGACCCCCGACGGAACCGCCGGTGGCAGCACGGAAGGCGCCGCTGACAGGGACAGCGTAGCTGATGCCGCCCCAACTCTCAACCTGATGGTGTGGGGCGAGGTTCCCGCCAAGACCGCGACCGAGGCCGAGACGAAGGCGACCAGCACCGTGCAGGCCGCCATCGACCGGCATCCGCTGGGGCCGATGGTGCGGCTCCTGCAGGCCAGCCGCCGCGTCTCCATCGTCTCGCAGGCCTACGATGGTGCGGCTCCCGGCGTTCAGGCGTTCACGACGCCCGATGGTCGAATCAGCATCGTCGCCCCGGAGATCTCCGAGGCCGATGTCATGCCGGTCATCCTTCACGAGGCTTTCCATTCCGGCGTCCGCCCCCTCATCGGCGACGCCGCCTGGACTGGCCTCATGGAGCGGCTGGACCGGCTGCATCGGCAGTTCGAGCGCTCGCCCGGCAAGGCCGGCGAGTTCTTCGCCGAGGCGCGCCGCCGCGTCGGCCGGGCCGGCGTCACCGGTCCGCTCACGGCCGAGGAATTCGGCGCCTATGCGATCGAGGCCTATGAGCAGGCGCCCCGTGCCTTGCGCGGCTGGATCGATGACGTCGTCGGCCGGGTGAAGGCATGGGCGCTGGCCACCTTCGGCCGCCAGATCGGCGCGGTGACGCCGGCCCAGCTGCGTGCGCTCGCCGCGGCCGCCATCCGCGACCAGGCGCGCGGGATCCAGACCGCGCCGGTGGTGGCCGATCAAAACCCGATCAAAGACTCGGTGCGCGACGTCGCGGCGTCCGCCGGCGCCATGCTCGACAAGAAGGCCGTGGCCGATGCGGTGCGCGGCGCTGCGACGGACATTCAGCCGGCGCTCCTCGCCACGGTGCCGCTCAACTACTTCTCCGAGCTGAAGCGGCCGGGCATGACGTCGGTGGATGCCTATCTGCAGTTCAAGCGGCAGATGGACACCTATCGCGGCAAGCGCCACGAGCTGATGGTTCACCTCGCCGAGGACTGGCGGAAATTCGCCTCCGCCAATCGCCGCGGTGCGGAAGAGCTGTCGGCCCTCATGCACGACACCACGCTGGCCAAGTTCGATCCCGCCGCGATGGCGCCGGATCCGGCCGACTCGGTGCAGATCGATCTCGGCAAGCGGTGGGCGGCCTTGCCGCCAAAGGCGCAGCAGATCTATCGCGAGGTGCGGGATGCCTTTGTCGAGCAGCAGAAGGAGCTCGATGACATCATCCTGGCCAACATCGACAAGTCGCAGCTGGCAGCGCAGCGCAAGGTCGAGCAGGCCTATCGCGCCAACCTCGAGCGGATCCGCGCCGACCGGTCCCTGACCGAGCCGGAAAAGCGCGAGCGCATCGAGCGCCTGGAAGCGCAGCGCGAGAATGACCTTCTCCGTGGCCAGTGGGCGCACAAGGCCCGCATGACGAAGCTGCGCCAGCAGTTCGAGAGCAACCGCGTTCCGTCGCCCTATTTCCCGCTGACCCGCTTCGGCCGCTACTTCGTGACGATCCGCAACGGCGAGGGCGACGTCGTCTCCTTCTCCCGGTTCGAGCGCGAGGCCGACCGCCGCCGGTGGGTGCGCGACAACTGGCCGAAGATCCAGCAGGATTTCCCCGGCGCCTTGAAGGATGAGGGCGTCGTGGACGAGAAGGGCGACATCAACGCCCCCATGGATCCGCGTCTCCTCGGCGAGATCGACATTCTCCTCGGCGAGGCCGGCGTCGAGCCGGGCGTCATGGATGCGATCTGGCAGCGCTACCTGCAGTCGATGCCGGATCTCTCGATCCGCAAGCGCTACATTCACCGCAAGGGCACGTCGGGCTTCCAGCAGGACGCGCTCAAGGGCTTCGCCTCGCATATGTTCCACGCCGCCCACCAGATGGCGCGCCTGAAATATGCCGGCGACCTCACCGAGGCCCTGAACGGTGCCTCCGACGAGGCGCGCCGGGCAGACGATCCCACCAGGGCGACGACGCTGGTGAACGAGCTGCGCAAGCGCCACAAGTGGGTGATGAACCCGACCGGCGGCAAGGTCGCCCAGGCGATCACCTCCGCCATGTTCGCGTGGTATCTCGCGGCGACGCCGGCGGCCGCCATCGTCAACATGACGCAGCCGGTCATGCTCGGCGTGCCCATTCTCGGGGCCCGGTTCGGCGGGGCGGCGAAGGCTGCGGCGGCCATGACCAAGGCCGTCAAGGACACCGTCACCGGCTCCGGCTCCATCCAGAACAGCGCCTCGCTGTCCCGCGACGAGCAGGCGGCCGTGCGCGCCTTCTATGAATCCGGCCTGATCGAGCGCTCGCAGACCTATGACCTCGCCGGCCTTGGCGACACCGGCGTTGAATACTCGCCGCTCCGGCACCGCGTCATGTCCATCATCGGCTGGGGCTTCCACCGGGCCGAGATCTGGAACCGCGAGGTGACGGCGCTCACCGCCTACCGGCTCGCCCGCGAGGCCGGCCAGTCGCACCACGCGGCAGTCGACACCGCGCACGACCTGACGTGGAAGGTCAACTTCGACTATTCCAACTCGAACCGGCCGCGGATCCTGCAGGGTGACGTCGCCAAGGTGGTCGGCACCTTCCAGAATTTCCAGATCAATATGTGGTATCGGCTCTTCCGCGACCTGCACCAGTCGTTCAAGGGCGACACGCCGCAGGCTCGCAAGGAGGCGCGCTACCAGCTCGGCGGAATCCTCGGCATGATGGGGCTCCTCGGGGGCGTCACCGGCATAGCCGGCTACAACGTCGCCATGGCCATCGCCGGCATGTTCTTCGGCAAGGACGACGACCCGTTCGAGTTCAAGCACCAGGTCGAGCGATCGATCATCGATCTCTTCGGCCCGACCCTCGGCGGCATCATCCTCAAGGGCGCGCCTGGCCAGCTCACCGGGCTGGATCTCACCAGCCGCATCGGCATGCCCGACTTCTTCCTGCGAGAGCCCAACGGCAACAAGGAAGGCGCCGACTGGTGGAAGGAGCTGATGTTCAGCGCCAGCGGTGTCTTCTTCTCGACCATCGCCAACACCATCCGCGGCGGCTACATGATCGCGGAAGGCAAGACGGCCCGTGGCGTCGAGGTGATCGCGCCAAAGGCGATCCGTGATGTCATGAAGGCCTACCGCTACGCCAACGAAGGCGTGATGAACCAGCGGGGCGACGAGGTGGTGTCGAAGGACAAGATCTCCGGGTGGGACCTCATCGCCCAGGCGAGCGGTTTCACGCCGGCGCACATCGCGGAATCGTTCGAGCGCAACAAGCGGATCCGCGAGGCCAACCAGAACGTGATGAGGGAGCGGCGCGACCTCCTCAACCAGTTCGCCACGGCCTACCGCGTCGGCGATGCCGAGACGCGGGCGGCCGTGGTTGAGCGCATCAAGCAGTGGAACAACCGCGCTTATGCCCGCGGCGTCGAGATCACCGGCGACACGATGCGGCAGTCCCTGCGCGCCCGAATGGAGAATGCCGCCCGGCGTGAGGATGGCGTCTTAATCTCCAATGCGACCTTGAACCGGACCCTCCGCGACCGCCTGGGGCAGCGCGTCAACTGACGAAGAACACAAGCCCCGCCGATGGTTCGGCGGGGCTGCTCATGTCGGTTAGATCAGCCGCGTCGGTGGCCGGATCAGCTGCGCGAGCTTCGTCAGGCCCTTGGCAGTCACTCTGACCTGCTCGGTCACCTTCTCGCTGCCATCGGCTCGCAGGACGGTGGTGACCTTGTGCTCGAGGAGTCCGGTGCTCGTCTTCGAATGGAAGCCGAGATCGTGCGCGGCGCCGTGGCGCCTGTAGATCCAGCCGTTCTGCCGCAGCCAGTCGAAGAGATCCTTCGGCCGCATCTGCAGCGCCTTGGCCGCGTCCGTGATGCAGAGTGAGCCATCCGCCCGTGCGATCCGCTCCAACGCCTCCTCCGAGGGCAGGAGCTCGGAGACCCGCTTTTCGAGAGCCTCGTGCTTCTCGGAGTAGGCCAGCAGGAGCGCCCGCAGCTGTGCCGGATCGTTCAGGTTCACCGGCGTCGCCTGCTCCTGGCGGATCTGATCCTCCATGGCATTGAAGGCGGCGATATAGCGCCGCTTCCATTTGAGCGCGTCGGCGCCGGTGAAGCCCATCGCGAGAAGCGTGAACCCGTCGCGGTCCATCTCGAAAGAGCGGTAAGTCTGGCCGTTCTGCGGCTCCAAATAGGGGGTCTGCCGAAAAGTCGGCGGACCCATTTCGGGGTCCGTTTTCAGCAGATTGTCGATGGCGTCGAGCACATGCCGGTGGTTTTTGCCGAAAACCTCGGCGACGTCGCGGCTAGTCGCGAACACGCGACCATCGCGAACCTTAACGACCGGCGAGGGGGAGGGGGCCGTGGCGACGTCCCTCATGACAGCACCTTCGACAGCGCGAGGACGCGAGACAACACCGTGCGGACGTCTTCGGTAATGAACTCGCCGTCGGCATCAAGGACGACGGCGGCCTGCGCAGCGAGATCGGCCAAATTCAGCGGCGGAAGAGACAGGATGTCGCGGTCAATGGCCGACAGGCGGCCGCATATGGCATCGATGACGCTCTCGTCGTCCTCGACGGGGCAGGCGTCGCGAGCAGCGGCGTAGTGTTGCCGCTGTTCGAAGCGGGAGGCAATCGCGCTAATTGCCGATGTCGTGATGCACGTTCCGGGTGTATAGGCTCTTCCAGCCTGAGACATGGCTTGCTCCGTGTCGAGGGTTAGGGCCGGCAGGGTGGTTCCAAGCACCTTGTCCGGCCCGGCGATTTGTGTGACACAATATGCGCCATGTCAATAAATGTAACACAAAAAAAACGCGGGAGGCCCGCCACGGGCCAGATGTCGCACGTGACTGTTCGCTTGCCAGACGATTTGCTGCCGGCGCTGGAACGGTTCGCCCAGACCTATGAACCACCGCTGTCGCGGTCTGACTCAATTCGCGCGGTCATCGGCTTCTATCTGGCGGAAAAGGGGTTTCTGAAATGAACGCAGAGGCCGCATATCGAATCGCAAGCACGGCGATGTCCCTCTGGTGGGTAGTCTGGATCAACTCGGTTTTTGCCGTTGGGGGGTTCGTCATTTCTTTGCGACAGCGGTTTGGCGATCTATTGGACACAGATGCCGGCACACTGTCTCTCGCTGCTATGGCTTTCGGGGCAGGGAACGTGGTGGTAGCCGTGCTGGCCATTAAGGCCCTGAACAGGGAGGCGGCGCGCCTCGATCCGGCGACTTATGGCCACCGAGACAGCGCCGCGCGGTAGCGTCACATGAGCGATCCTGATATGACCGGCTGACGAAGCGTAGGACGCGCTCCCCCGACGGAGCGCGCCTATGTCGATCGTCATCACGCCCGCGATGCTGAAGCGCATCGCCCCCACGGCATCCCCCGCGATCATCGAGCATCTGGCGCCGGCGCTCACCGCGCGGTTCCCCGAAAGACCCTTCGACGTCACGACCGAGAACCGGGCGGCGCACTTCCTTTGCCATGCTGCGCATGAGACAGACGGCTTCCGGACCCTCGTGGAGTATGGCGACACGGCCTATTTCCGGCGCTACGACGGTCGAAAGGATCTAGGCAACGAAACCCCCGGCGATGGTCCGCGCTATCGCGGGCGCGGCATCTTCCAGCTGACTGGCCGGTTCAACTACCGGATCTTCGGCAACAGGATCAGAGTCGACCTTGAGGGCAACCCCGCGCGCGCCGCCGAGCCCGACATCAGCGTGCAGACCGCGCTCCACTATTGGAACGACCGCCGCCTCAACCCGCTGGCCGACCGGGACGACATCGTCGCCACCACCAAGAAGATCAACGGCGGCCGCAATGGGCTCGCCGACCGCAAGGCCAAGCTGATCCGCGCCAAGGCTGCGCTGCAGGGCCGGCCTGCCGCCCAGGCGATCCACGAGATCCGGCAGGAATCGGCCAAGGCTACGACCGCGTCGAAGCGGGCCATCACCGGCACGGCCGCCGCCGGCGGCACCGGTCTTGGGACCGGCACGGCCGCGCCGAAGCCGGCCGCCGGCTTCGACTATGGCCTCGCCGCCGTCATCGTCATCACCGTCGCCGCCATGGGCTTCCTCGGTGTGCGCGCCTGGATGAAGAGCCGTGACGCCAAGGCATTCGCGGCCGACGCCGCGCTCGGCAGCGGGGAGTGACGCCATGAAGCGCGGGATCCTCCGGACAGGCGAGGGCGGGCGGATCTGCTTCCGCTGCCCGGGCTGTGACGAGATCCACGGCATTCAGGTCGGGGAGGGCCCTGGCCCTCGCTGGGGCTTCAACGGCGACTATGACCGGCCGACCTTCGAGCCCTCGATCCTGACCCGCTTCACCCGCCGCCTCACCGAGGATGAGATTGACCGCATCATGGCGGGCGAGCGCCTCGATATCCCGCAGACCGTCTGCCACTCGTTCATCGCCGACGGCCAGATCCAGTTCCTCGGCGACTGCACGCACGCGCTTGCCGGTCAGACGGTTCCCCTTCCCGACTTCGATGCGCCGCGAGGAGACGCGCCATGAGCAATATCCTTGACGATCTCGCCAAGAACCTCGCCAAACAGGGCGCTCCGGTCCTCGGCGGCCTGATCGCCGGCGCGATCGGCGGTCCGGCCGGTGCCGTCGCCGGCTCGCTTGCCGGCAAGGCCATCGAGACGCTCGCCGAGCAGCTGGGGACCGACCCGACACCGGAAGCAGTGAATGATGCAGTCAGCAACCCGGCAGCGACGCCGGTGGTGGCGGAGGCTGAACGCATCGCCACTGTCATGCGCTCGGTGTGGGAGATCGAGGCCAAGCGCGCCAGCGACGCCCAGGCGGCCGAGATCGCGCAGGGCTTCGTCGCCTGGCAGGCCATCCGCGTTATCATTCAGGTGATCGTTTGGGGCGGTTGGGCGCTCCTCCTGCCCGTGGGCCTGTTCGGCGGCAATTGGGGTGTGAAGCCCCTTGTCGGCTTCGGCGACATGCTCACCGCATGGGGCACGGTCACCACCGTCTGGATGATTGTCTTCCATGGCGGCCACACCATGAAGGAGGTGCTGCCCGCCCTCCGCTTCGGAAGGCCTCGGTGATGAAAAAGCCCGACTGGTTTGAGCTCAAAGTCACGCTCGGCAACCTGCTGACGATCGTTCCGATGCTCCTCGGGGCGGTCGCGCTCTACTACGACATCCGGTCCGACCAGGCGCTGCTGCGCACGGAGCAATCCCTGATCAAGCAGACGCAGGGCCGCGACGCGATCCGCCTCGACAAGCTCGAAGCCCGCGACGAGGTGTTCGCCAACAACTTCGCCGCATACCAGCGCGACACCATCCAGGCGCTGACCCGCCTCGAAACGCAGATGGGCATCCTGCTGCAGGCAGGTGCGCGGCCGAGCTCTCCTGCGCTGGGGCCGCGACAGTGACCATCACCGCCGACGAGCAGCGCAGGATCATCGTCGCGGCGGATAACCGGCGCCTGCAGGTCCCCGCGGAGCCCCGCCGGCTGATCGTGCCGCGCGAGCCGCGGCGCATCGTGATCGATGATCTCGGCCGGATTTCGCTGCAGGCGTAG